AACATCCAGATGCTTACAACTGCGGCATGGGTCACTACGACAACTGTCAGCGTAGGCACATCCGCCACCGCCACTGAGCTTGTTTCTGCTGGTACTGTTTCTGCGATTGGTCTTAACGCATTGGCCCCCGGCGCAGATGCAACCCGCACTGCAAACTGGGATGATACTCTTGGCACTGACAAGCGCATCTGGGTTCTTTCCGGCTCAGGTACTGGCGGTGTAGGAACCTTGACGATCCGCTACATCCAAGCGCACGATCTGCCGTAATTGTCACAGAACGGCCCCCAAGTGGGGCCGTATCCACAACGCTTAGGAGTAGCAAATGGCTGGTAGTACGACTGCATACAGAACGGCAAACGCGACAGTATCCGCATATGATGCGCGGGCTATCACTACGAGTGACACGACAAACATCCCTGCTACCCGTGGCCTCTATGTTGGCAGTGCTGGGAACGTGGTGGTAGACATGGCATACGGAACCACGATCACCTTTGTAGGCGTTCAGGGTGGCACAACCCTCTCCCTCCAAGTGACGCGCATCTACGCCACTGGCACCACAGCAACTAACATCGTGGCCCTGTACTAAGATGTTTATTGGGATTGGCATGAACCTTGTGCGCGGTGGGGCATCGTCGTCCCCCGCTTCCCTATTCGCAGCATCTGAACCCGGCGTCTGGTACGACCCCTCCGACATCACCACGCTCTTCCAAGACAGCGCAGGGACCACGCCTGTAACTGCACCCAACCAGCCTGTTGGCTTGATGCTGGATAAGTCTCAGGGGCTGGTGCTTGGGTCTGAGTTGGTGGTGAACGGGGATTTTTCGTCAGGAACGACGGACTTTGTTGCCGCAGGGGGTAATATAGTATCTATCGTAGGGGGTCGCCTGAGAGTTACCCGTGATGGCTCCCTTAATACTTATAATGGCGCATCTATTACACTAAGCGGCCTTTCTTCAGGGCTTTGGTATCGCCTGAGCATTGAGTGCATATCCGGAACTATACCCGCCTACCACAGGGCAAGGCAAAATAGTTCTGGCGCTGCCTATTATGGTGACAATAAGCCTAGTGGAACCTACACATTCCTGTCCACTGGAACAACGATGTTACTAGAAGTGAGTTCGACTAGTAACTCAACCACCGGGTATTTTGAGTTTGACAACATCTCCGTCAAACTTCTCCCCGGCAACCACGCTACACAAGCCACCGCTGGGCAGCGTCCTACCTACGGTATCAACCCCATCACGGGGACACGCAACCTGCTGCTTCAAACTCAAAGCGCCATTACTTTGCCTTGGAGCTTCGACGCTTCTACTGGATCGGGTATCACCCTCACAGGCGGTCTTGCCTCAGATGGTACTACGCAATTTGCAGTCTTTAATGAGGGGACAAGCGTAAGCGCCCACAGAGCCAATCAATCAGTCACTGTTTCAGCGGGGGCTACAGTCACTGTTTCCACAGAGTTTAAAGCTGGAACCTCAAGGTACATTCTTCTGGGGACTAATCGCGGGGGTATCTCCATTGACACCAATGACGGGACCATCACCCAAACTATTGCAGCGGCAAGCACAACAACTACAAACGGGGTAGTAACTTCGCTAGGAGGAGGTTTATATCGTGCTAGCGTGAGTGTTTCCCACACAACTGATACCACAATTTTCTATGTAATTTCTACCGCGACAAGCAGTATCTCTGGAACTATGACCCCAGTATTTGCTGGAACAAGCCGCACCGCTGTCTTTACCTTCGCACAATTCGAAGCCTCTGCCACCGCCACAGCCTATCAGAAAGTCGTGACGCAATACGAAGTCACACAGGCTGGCGTTCAGTCTGCATCCTACCTATCCTTCGACGGCGTGGATGACGGCATGGTTACGGGTACGATCACACCAGCCACCGACAAGGTTCAGGTGTTTGCTGGGGTGCGGAAGCTGAGTGATGCTTCACAATCCATTGTTGCAGAGATGTCAGCTATGGCTTCAGCAAACGCAGGTGTCTTTGCCTTTACTGCACCAAACGGTGCTGCTGAAAACTACAATTTTATCAGTAAGGGAACGACACTACAAAATAATATAGTGGCGACTTACACTTCGCCTATAACAAACGTCGTTAGCGGGCTTGGCGACATTGCAGGGCCATCAAACTTGGTCCGTGTAAATGGCGTACAGGTTGGCTCAACGCTGACTACCCAAGGCACAGGCAACTACCTAGCCTACCCACTCTACATCGGTCGCCGTGGAGGAACATTAAACCCCTTCAACGGGCGCATCTACAGCCTGATCGTGCGCTTTGGGGCTAACTTGACCACAGGGCAGATCACATCCACCGAAAGCTGGGTTGGCGGTAAGACGGGTGTCAACATTGCTAACAACATCTCGCCTACGATATTCGCCAGAGACGACACGGCGGTGCTTGACCGCTTCAACGCCATCATTGAACGGAGGGCCTGATCATGGCTTATATCTACGACCTCGCTGACACATGGAATGCCTCTGGCACTACCTTCACTGCCATCAAGATGAACGTCACAGATACTGCTTCTGCTTCTGCAAGTCTGCTGATGGACTTGCAGGTTGGTGGTGCGAGTAAGTTCAACGTTGATAAAACAGCAAATATTGGTTTTTCTGGTACTGGAACCACTAGCAACATAAAGATGCTAAGTGCAGCAAACTATGGTATTCAACTGAACTCTGGTTCTCCGGGCATATTTTTTGGTGTCAACAATTCTCTTTTTGGTTCTGTTGTAATGAGAACATCGGGGATAGGTGTTGGGGCAACATCAAACTTTTTTTGGTGTCCTAATGCAAACAGAGCGGATGAAAATCCCGACCTGACACTTTTCCGTGACGCAGCCAACACACTCGCCCAACGCAACAGCACAGCCGCTCAGACCCATCGCCTTTATGGCACATACACTGACGCATCAAACTACCGCCGCTTGACCAAGACTATGAGCGTTGGCGGCGTGGCTGAGATTAAGCCTGAGGGCGCTGGCACTGGGGCATCTGGTAATGTGCTGTATATCTCCGGACTGCCAACAGCAAACCCCGGCGCGGGCATTCTCTGGAATAACCTTGGCGCAGTTGTAGTGGGAACTTAACATGATCACCCTCACCCTCACCGAACAAGAAGTCCAAGCCCTCGCTGGGTTGCTGGATGCTGGCGTAAAGGCACTAGGTCTTCGCGCAGTAAAAGATGCCGCAACGCTTCTTGATAAACTGGAAGAAGCCACTCAAGCCAAGGAGCCGACCAATGACTGATTACATCGTCACCACCGTACCCGCCTACGTCCAGCCCACCACTGAGATCACCACTGATGAGGGCTATGTGGACATGGTAATGAACATGGCGGCACTGTCCTACATGGCTCAGTATGGTGTTGCTACACCTGATGAGGGTATCTCTGCTGCCCGTGCTGCGTTCAACGCCAGCCTTCCGCCAGTTGCCCCATAATGGCTAAGACTCCGGCTTGGACTAGGGCTGAAGGCAAGAGCGCCGCTGGCGGTCTCAATGCCAAGGGTCGCGCATCATACAACAAGGCCAATCCCGGTAAGCCGGGGTTGAAGCCGCCCGCCCCAAGTCCGAAGACCCCCAAGGATGCTGCCCGCAAGAAGTCTTTTTGTGCCCGGATGTCCGGGATGCCGGGGCCTATGAAAGATGAGAACGGTAAGCCTACCCGCAAAGCCCTCTCGTTGAGGGCATGGAAATGCTAGGAGAGTAAGATGGCAATTGGTCGCGGTAGCATGACTAAAGAGCTCTTTGGCAACCGTCAGAAAGCTAAGAAAATGGCCGTAGGTGGTATGGTAACTCCTACCGACATGATGAATACCCGCGGGCGCGACATCGCGGCTGCGGCTCAGCAGGGTGGCATGAAGATGGCTACAAATATCCCTTCACGCATTACTCCCGCTAACCCTGTGAGCTACTCCACGGGCCCTGCTCCTATGCCTGATCCCAAAGCTCCTATGCCAAAGATGATGAAAAAAGGTGGTTCAGTGCGTGGCTGCGGCTGCGCTACCCGCGGTAAATCTGGCGCAAAGGTGTACTAGGTTATGGGACGCACCAACGAAGCCTTGTGGGAAAAGTCTAAATCTGAAGCTGAGGCCAAGATGGGTGGTAAGCATTCCGCCCGGGCTATGCAACTTGCTGGGAAAATCTATAAGGACAAAGGCGGCGCATATACTGGCGAAAAGACCTCTGCTCAGAAGTCCCTGTCTAAGTGGGGCAAAGAGGACTGGGGCACTAAAAGTGGTAAGCCCTCGGGTAAAACCGGGGAGCGCTACCTGCCAAAGAAAGCTCGTGAATCTCTAACAACTTCAGAGTATGCTGCGACTACAAAGGCAAAGCGTGCTGGCACGGCGGCGGGTAAGCAGTTCGTCGCGCAGCCGAAGAAAATCGCCGCCAAGACGGCAAAGTTTAGGAAGTAACCATGGCTGTTGTTGTACCCGATCTGCCAGAACTGTTTGAGGAAGCCTACGAACGCGCTGGCCTCGAAATGCAGTCGGGCTATGACCTGAAGACGGCCCGCCGTAGTCTCAATCTGCTTACCCTAGAGTGGCAGAATCGGGGCCTGAACTTGTTTACAATTGAAGCTGGTACACAAGCTCTGACTTCGGGAACTGCCACGTACACGCTACCTACGGGCACAATTGACATAATTGAGCACCAACTACGTACCACCACAGGAACTACACAGGTAGATACTTATCTAGAGCGCATCAGCGTATCTACTTACTCGCAGCAAACCAATAAGTTGATCACAGGCCGTCCTACACAGATTTTTGTGCAACGTCTTGCTACAGAGACAAAGTTCACATTGTGGCCTGTGCCTGATAACACTCAGACGTACACGGTTGCGTACTACCGCCTGAAAGGTATTGACGGTCTGGCTTCGGGTATTGGCGGTGACACGACCTCCGTACCTCCGCGCTTTGTGCCTGCCCTCGTGGCAGGCCTTGCGTATTACATCGCTATGAAGAAGCCTAAGTCGCAGGCTTTGGTTCCTATGCTCAAGCAAATATACGATGAACAGTTTGAGCTTGCCGCTGACGAAGATCGTGATCGTTCTTCAGTTATGTTTACCCCGTTTAACTCCATGATGCTAGGTAACTGATATGCCCGCATATGCCCGTGGTAGTAAAGCTTTTGGATTTTGTGACCTAACGGGTAAGCGCTACCCGTTAAGTGAACTTGTCTGGGAGATTAAACTAGGACGGCGCACAGGGTTTCGTGTCGGTAAAGATGTTGTCGATCCTGACCATCCGCAGTTGTATCTCGGGCGTCTCAAGATCAACGATCCGCAGGCCCTAAAAGACCCGCGCCCTGACACCTCACAGGCAGAAGCAAACGCGCTGTGGGGTTGGAACCCTGTTGGGAATCCTATTCAATATATGGTAGGCTCAGTAGGAACTGTAACCGTAACTACCACCTAAGGAGGCCATCATGGCTCAAGGCGATAACGACAACTATAAAGAAGGCGTGGACTTCGAGTGGGTCCAAGGCAACAATGATGAGAACTCCGGGTTCAAGACTCGTCGTTTCTTCACCAAGGCTGAAAAAGCCAAAATGAATGCGCCTAAGCCCGCCGCGCCTAAAGCTGCTGCCCCTAAGAAGGCCGCGCCAAAGCTGAAAGGCATCACCACTGAAAAAATTACTGTTAAAGCGCTTGATCCGGCTGTGCGCCCTGCGGGCAAAGCATCTGGTATGCCTGAGTCTCTTGGTAACGAAGTTAAGCGCCGTACCGGTATCGGTAAAGGTCAAGGTCAAGGTCAAGCAAAAAGTACAAAGGCATCCAATTACGTTCGTCCTGAAAAAACAGATACTAGCGGGGCACTTGGGGTAAGTAAGTACCGCAAGAATATGAGCATGGTGGACCGTATTATGCAAGCCGCCGGAAATGCAGGAACTGCAGTTGGCCGTGCTATTGGTAGCGGTGGTATGGCTAAAGGTGGCATGGTCAAAGAGGGTACTGCCAAGGATATGCGGGAAGACAAGGCCATGGCTAAGAAGTCTGGCATGACCATGAAGCAGCACGAAGCATCTGCTGCTGACAAGAAGCACGATGCCCCCAAGAAGATGGCTATGGGTGGCGCAGTCAAGAAGATGAACTATGGCGGTGGCATGAAAACAGGCGGTACTGTTCGCGGTGCTGGTGCAGCTATCCGCGGCAAACGCTTCACGGGATTGTGCTAAATCATGAACTACACAGAACTTAGTCAGGCTATTCAGGATTACACTGAAAACAACGAAACCACGTTTGTGGATAACATCCCTACGTTCGTTCGCCAGACTGAGGAGCGTATCTATCGGTCGGTGATGATCCCCGAACTGCGGAAGAACGTCACAGGCTCTCTGACGAGCGGGAACAAATACCTCGCTCGTCCTACCGACTTCCTCACGGTGTTCTCCATCGCTGTCATTGATGGCGATGGGAACTACCAATACTTGATCGACAAAGACGTGAACTTCATGCGTGAGGCTTACCCGTCACCCACAGTGACCGGGCTTCCCAAGTATTACGCACAGTTTGACGGCGATGGCCCTGTGTCTACCTACGGTAACTTTATCTTGGGCCCGACCCCCGATGCCAACTACCAAGTAGAGCTGCACTACTTCTACAATCCAGTCTCTATCGTGACTTCTGGAACATCATGGCTTGGTGAAAACGCTGAAGCTGTGCTCTTGTATGGTAGTCTCATTGAGGCTTATACTTTTATGAAGGGCGATACAGACCTTATGGCTAAATATAGTGAACGTTATCAAGCGGCACTTATGAACCTCGGTATGCTTGATGTACGTGGCAAGCGCGATGACTATCGCGATGGACAGATCAGGACCAACACATGAGCGCTGGAAATATGAGTATCCCGAGGGACATCCCTCTCGTGCAGGTGCACACAACAAATAATCGTGGCTTTAACCCTGAAGAGCTTGCAGCGCGTTGTGCTGATAAACTGATCTATGTAGCTGATACAGCGCCTCCAGCTATCCGTGAGCAAGCTTTGGCATTCAAAGAACACATCGAAAAGGTCGTTGCTATCTATATGCATGAGGCCATCGCAAGTGATCGCACAACTGTGTACAATATGCTTAAATCTGCGGGTCATGCCGACCTCGCTGAAATGATCAGGAGGATCTGACATGGCGTTTACTGGAAATGCGATGTGTACCTCTTTCAAGACAGAACTCTTGAAGGGTTGCCATGACTTCACGCTTACCACAGGTGATGCATTCAAGTTGGCTCTGTACACCAACACAGCATCCTTCACCGCTGCGACCACGGCATATACCGCGACCAACGAAGTTGGGGCATCTGGATCCTACGCCGCTGGCGGCGGTACATTGACCAACATCACCGCAGTAAACTCAGGGACCACGGCATTCGCTGACTTTGCCGACTTGACCTTCACCACAGCAACCATCACTGCCCGTGGCGCTTTGATTTATAACACAACTCCCAACACAACTTCTTCTGCTGGCTTGACCAATCCGACCGTTGTTGTCTTGGATTTCGGTGCAGATAAGACATCGACTGCTGGTGACTTCACCATCGTGTTCCCAACTGCTGACGCCACAAACACCGTCATTCGGATTGCATAAGGTGACTTCACTATGTCCACGGTGTACGTATTCGGTGTCTCCGCATTCGGGCGTGTCGGTAACGCACTTGTTTGGGGGGTTATCGTCCCCGGGCAAACTCCCGGATATAACCCGCTTACTCCCGGCACATCCGCTGCATATTCGAATGTGGTTCCTAACCAAGCTCCTAGTTACGTAGGTGTTGTCCCAGCTACTTCTACAGGGTATAGTGACGTAACTCCTGCCCAGAACCCTGTCTGGTCTCCGACCACTGTATGAGGTGATACAATATGCCTAGCACATATACTTCCAGCGGCGGCATTCAAAAGCCGGGTAACGGGGAACAGTCGGGTACGTGGGGCACCACTGCTAACCTAAACTACGATATTCTAGACAGGCTCGTTAACGGTGTCGCAAGCATTTCTCTGGCTGGGTATAGTGTCGCGAGCCCGTACTCGCTGACGACCACAGACGGCACGTTGTCCCCCGGCCAGTATATTGTCATCACGTTCACCGGGGCTACAGTCCCAGTGCAAGTCAACATCGTGCCACAAGACGCTACCAAGCTGTACTTCTTTAAGAACTCCTCCGGCCAGACGGTTACAATCTACCAAGGCAGCGGTGCTACGGTAAATATCACCAACGGCGCTTCCAAACTGATCTACACGGACGGCACGGGCGCAACCGCGGCTGTGTTTGACTTCACTTCGTTCCTTTCCATGAGCAGCGTGGCTATCACGGGCGGTACGATTACGGGGATTACTGACCTTGCTATTGCTGATGGAGGCACAGGGGCGTCCAGCGCAGCTACGGCGCTATCAAACCTTGGTGGTCAGGCGACCATCACTGGTGCTGCCACCACAATCACCACATCCGACCTCACTGTGTCCCGCGCCTTATCCTCTGATGTGTCTGGCAAGGTTGCAGTTGCAACAACAACTCTTGCTGAACTAAACTTTGTCAACGGCGTAACATCAGCAATACAAACGCAGTTAGGTGCCAAGCAAGCTTCTGATGCTACCCTAACGGCACTAGCGGCATTCAATACAAATGGATTGATGACGCAGACTGCTGCTGACACATTTACTGGAAGAACCATTACTGGAAACTCATCCCTGACGGTTACGAATGGTGATGGTGTATCTGGTAATCCTGCACTTGCACCAATCTTGGCATCTCAAGCAGAAGCCGAAGCTGGAACTGACGCCAACAAGTTGATGACGCCGCTTCGCACATCGCAATCTATTGCAGCACTTGGCTCTAGCGTAAACATCCAAGCCTTTACCGCAACTGGAACCTATACGCCTACCGCTGGTTACAAGTGGGGAATTGCGTTTGTCACTGGGGGAGGCGGAAATGGATATTCAACTGGGGGAGGTGGGGGCGCTGGTGCGACTGCTATCGGCGTTCTTAACCTAATATCTCTTGGAGCAGTGACTGCGACTATTGGCGCTGCTGCTGGCGCTTCTACACTATCCACGCTTTCTGGCGGCGGGGGCTTTTCTGGAGGCACTAGTAATGCTGGATCAGGAGGGAATGCCACTGGTGGCTCTATAAACATAAGAGGCGGATACGGCTCTGTAGGAAATTCCGAAAACATTGGAGGCGGGTCTTTTTGGGGGTCTAGTGGAGATAGGTCAGGTCCATATGGCTCTGGTGGGTGCGGACAGGGTGGTTTTAATACAGGTGGGGCTTCTGGGGTCATTATGATCATGGAGTTTAAATAATGAATAAGGCTGACATCAAAAACGGCATCGTCACAAACATCATTCTTGTTGATCCAAGCAATACCCCAGACTTCTGCGCTAAATGGCCTGAAGCCACTGAAGGTTGTCAGATCGGCGGCGGTTATGTGGATGGCGTATTTACGCCATTGCTTGAGCCAGAACCTGAACCTCTTACGTTCAAGCAACAAGAATTGGCCCGTTCCGTAGCATATCGCAATGAAGCGGACCCATTATTTTTCAAAGCACAACGCGGAGAAGCAACAATAGATGAATGGTTTGCTAAGGTGTCTGAGATAAAAGCCCGCTATCCATACCCTGCTGAGTGAGCGATATGCAACAAGACCCCGACATGATGGAAATCATCAAAGTGATCTTGCAGTTCGCAATCGTGCCGATCATCGCGTTCATGTGGATGCACTACAAAACGACACAGGCCCACGCGACCGAGATTGCTGTAATTCAATCTGAACACGCTTTGGTTAAAGAAAACCACGACCGCGAGTTCAAAGAGTTGCGGGAAAGCATCAAGACGATCCTGCTCAAGTTGGATGAAATTCAAAGGGATATGCAGAAAAAATGATCGTAAATCAGCGCACTATAGAACTACTCAAACGCTGGGAAGGCTGCAAGCTTACTGCGTACCAAGACATAGTCGGTGTGTGGACCATTGGCTACGGCACAACTGTAAACGCAGGTGTGGGGATCGAGCCCCGTGAGGGTATGAAGATCACACAAGAACAAGCAGACGACCTGCTTCATAAGACGCTCGATAAATTTGCGCCTGCAGTCGAGGCTCGGATTAAAGTACCTGTCTCTGATAATGAGTTTGGAGCGCTGGTTCTGCTTTCCTACAATATCGGCCTTGGGGCATTTACCAAGTCTACGGTGCTTCGTGAACTTAACAAGGGTAATAAGGCCGGAGCTTCTGCCGCATTCCATATGTGGAACAAGGCTGGTGGTAAAGTTGTCAAAGGTCTTGTAAACCGCCGTATCGCTGAAGTCGAACTATTCATGTCTAAAGATGCTCCCATTGCAGATATGCACGTAGAAACTGCAGCGGAAGAAAAACCTGAGTCACTTATCGCGTTGATCATCCGCGTCATCCTGACGCTCATTAAGGGAAAATAAGATGTACGCACCTATCGCTCGTATTTTGATCCGTTACGGCGTTGGCTTAGTTCTTGGAGCTCATGCTGCCGATATTGCTGCGGGTAACCCGGACCTCGTTACTGTTATAGCAGGCGCAGTCGGTGCCGCAAACGAGGCTATCTACACGGTGGCTAAGCGCAAAGGTTGGACTCTCTAACCTCTCGTAGTATAATCCCGGCAACAGGAGGCTGCTATGCCGTTAATGAAGCTTCAGTTCCAGCCGGGACTCAACCGCGAAGTCACAGCGTACTCAGACGAAGGCGGCTGGTGGGACGCAGATAAAGTGCGTTTCCGTATGGGCTACCCCGAAAAAATCGGTGGGTGGCAGCAATTTAACTCTGCCGCCCTGCTTGGCACTTGCCGTGCCATCCATCCGTGGGTGGCACTCGACGGCAACGAATACCTCGGATTCGGCACTAACCTAAAATACTATGTGTACGGTAACGGTCAGTATAACGACATCACGCCGCTTCGGCTCCCCAACGCAACGCTAACAAACCCCTTCACAACAGTATCCGCAGGGTCTGGGATTGTCACCGTTACGGATGTTGCTCATGGTTGCTTTCCGGGTGACTTTGTTACTTTTTCTGGGGCTACCGCAGTAAGTGGAATCACCCCTGCCCAGCTAAACAAAGAACACCAAGTCCTGACAACCCCAACGGGTGATACCTATACCATAAATACTGGGGGGTCCGCCGCTGCAGGGGGCGTAACTGGCGGCGGGACAGTCACCGCTGCGTATCAGATCAACACGGGTCTAGACACTTCTATCATTGGGTCAGGTTGGGGCGCAGGGGTTTGGGGCGGTATTGGTACTGGGGGGACTTCTTCGCCGCCGACGACAACCGGGTGGGGTGATCCTGCTAGTACAACAGTACCCGGTGCGCAGCTTCGGCTGTGGGGGCACGACAACTATGGTGAAAACCTGCTGTTTAACGTGCGTAACGGCGGTATTTACTACTGGGCCAAGAGCGTTGCGTTCCCCCGTGCCGTGGAGCTATCCTCCTTGGCCGGAGCTACCGCAGGTAAAACACCGACTATCGCGAAGCAGGTTATGGTGAGCGACAATGATCGTCATGTGCTTGCTTTTGGGTGTGACGATGAGTTTAGCATCGGGACGCAAGACCCGCTACTGATCCGCTTTAGCGATGCCGAAAACCTAACCGATTGGCAGTCGCTGCCGACAAACAGCGCTGGGTCCATCCGTATCGGTTCCGGGTCTGCTATCGTTACGGCGGTGGAAACCAAGCAACAGATAATTGTTATCACAGATACTTCTGTGCACGCACTGCAGTATCTAGGCCCGCCGTTTACTTTCGGTCTGACTATGGTCTCAGACAATATCTCTATCACGAGCCCCAACGCAGCGATTGCTGTGGATGACGCTGTGTATTGGATGGGTGAAGGCGACTTCTACGTCTACAACGGTACCGTGACGCAAATCCCGTGCGAGGTAAAAGACTACGTGTTTTTGCGCATCGACCCTTCGCAAACGCAGAAAGTCGTGGCTGGGGCCAACATTAACTTCGGGGAAGTGTGGTGGTTCTACCAGAGCGCTGCGCGCCCCGAAGACGACTACTATCCGACCGATAACGACTCCTACGTAGTCTACAACTACCAACAGCGTATCTGGTACTTCGGCACAATGAGCCGCAGTGCATGGACTCACAAGAACCTCGGCATCTACCCAATCGCTGCGTCCCCTGCTGACAGCTACATCTACCAGCACGAGTTTGGCACGGACGATGGTAGCCAGAACCCTCCTGTAGGGATAACCGCGTATATCGAATCTACGGGGCAAGACCTTGGGGACGGCGACTCTTTTGCCTTTATCTGGCGCATGATCCCTGACATTACGTTCCGCAACTCGGCTACAGTAAACCCGCAGGCTACGTTTACCGTTATGATGTCAAACTTCCCCGGTGCAAACTTCAGCCAGACAAACAATAACGTGGTTACAAAGACAAGCTCGTATCCTGTCGAGCAGTTTACGCACCAAGTATTCACGCGCCTGCGCGGGCGTAGCTTCACGTTCAAGATATCCAGTGATGAAGTTGGTACCACATGGCGTCTCGGCGCACCGCGCCTTGATGTACGTACAGACGGGCGGAGGTAACATATGTCACGTAACATACCCGCCCCGCTATTCCCGGTACCGCCGAAAGAGTACGATCCACGCTATATGTCGGAACTCACCCGCGTGTTCGCGCTGTACCAACAGCAAATCCAGAACCCCGGCCAAGGGCGTAACACTTTTACTGTGTTCACCGCACTGCAGGACAACGACCAAGGCTTGGAGCCCGGAGCGGTCTTCCGTGACGGCAACTACTTCCTAAAAGTAACAGCGGCTAACCGACCGAATGTCGGCGGGCTGTCTGCGACAGGCGGTGTCGGCCAGATAACTAAGGCCCCATAAACTTCGTATGGAACTTATTATCTAGCCTGTGCTAGTATGCAGTAACGAACAGATAGCGAGATAGATCATGTACTCTCCAGAGTTCCTAGGCCAGATGCAGGAATACCTCCGTTCTGGGGCAAATGTTCCATTCCAAGAGTGGCTGGCTAGTCAGACCGCTCCTGCTCCTGTAGCCCCTACCGTTGCTCCTACTAAGCCCGCCGTTGGGGCTGGGATTACCTCGCTGTCTACCGCCTCCACTACACCTGCTCCCGGTATGGCTATGCCACCTCCCGGCTACCGCCCCGGTATTGACCCTGAGTTCAACTATGGTTTCTTGCCTCCTGTCAAAAACGATACGAGCGAAAAAGACGCAAAAGCTAAGAAGAAAGCCACAGGTGGCTATGTAGATTATATGTATGACGGTGGTGATACCACCAAGGCTGGCGCAGAACTTAAATCTGGCAGCGGTACTACCAAAGACTACAGCACCGGAGCTAATACCGCTAAACAAACAGTAGCTGCTGCTTCCGAACGCGCTACTCCGGGCGGCAGCACGGATCGTCAAACTGACGGAAACAACGGTGGAAACTCCGCCGCTTCGGTTGTTCGTGCTGTTGAGGCTAAAGACACTGCAGCCAAAGAATACTTAAATTTCTGGGATCGTATCAATGGCGGTGGCCCCGGGGCAGGTTACAAGAACGCTTGGGATATGGTCAACGGTGGGGGTATGAACGGTTCATATGCTAACCCCGGCACAAATATCCACGGGCTCGGTGCGGTTGTTTACGATTTGCAGAATGGTGGCATCAGCGCACTTGCACGTGATGCGGTCAATGGTGGTGGTCTCGGTGCTTCCGGCGACAAGTTCCGTGGCGGTAAGTATGCCCTTATTGGAAATGCACTCGGTATCCGCCCTGCAGGTGACAAGAAAAGTATCTTTAACCGTATCCCTGAAGCTAGCCCTGAATTAGAAAAGCGTTGGGCAGAAAGCCGTAAGGGCGCGTGGAAAGACAAACTTCCTGAAGAAGAACGTGACAGCAAGTTTAATCTTAACAACTTGCTTGGTACTCCGGGTACTCCTGCTACAGGTGAATCCGCCGGAGGTCTAGTGCGCTACGCCGAAGGTGGTATCATGGATATCCCTGACTCCGCACCGCCCGTTCAGCCTCCGGCGGGCAACGAAAAAGATCTTATCTCTACGGCAATTGCAGCCATCAAGGGTCAAGTTGAAGACCCACGCCCCGTACTCGGTGCATTCCTTGCTAAGTACGGCGAAGATGCCCTGCGTAACCTTGTAGACAAGGTAGAATCTGGTGAAGTAGATCAGACTGCTGCACGTAGTGAGGGTATGTTGAAGGGCCCGGGTGATGGTATGAATGACCGCATCCCTGCCAAAGTTGAGAATGGGCACGATGTACTTCTTGCAAATAACGAGTATATTGTCCCTGCAGATGTAGTATCTGCACTTGGTAATGGCTCTTCGGATGCTGGTGCTGAGCACATGGACAAGATGTTAGATCGTGTACGCGCTGCCGCGCATGGTAAAACTACGCAGCAGAAAAAAGTCTCTGCCGACAAAGTGCTTCCGGCGTGATCGTAAAGATGGGGAACTGATATGGGCACTGCAGCAACAAGCAATTCGACAACCGCTATCCCTGACGAGTACAAGAAGTACTTCAGTGATATGCTCAATCGGGCGCAGACTGCGTCTCTTACTCCCTACACTCCATACGGTGGGCAGCGTCTAGCCGATACCAACACTGATATCCTTGGTTCGCATGAGATGATCCGCAACCTTGCAACGCAAGGTCAGCCGGGAACCGCCGAAGCTATGGATATGACCCGCAATGCTTCCGCGGGTATTGGCGCATTTGCAAACGCTAATCCCTACCAGTATTCTCAGTTTGACTACTCGGGCCCGGGCACCTTTGACGCCGCTTCGGCTACTCAGTACATGAACCCTTTCGTCCAGAACGTTCTTAGTCAGCAGAATGAGCAAGCTGCTCGGGACTACCAGACGCAGAACGCAGGACGCAGTGCACAGGCTGTGCAAGCTGGTGCTTTTGGTGGTTCTCGTCAAGCTGTCCAGCAGGGCATGGCCGAAAACGATTTGCTAAATCGCCAGAACATGACGCAAGCCACTGGACTGCGGGATGCCTACTCTGACGCGCAGAAGATGTTTGAGACTGATCGTCAGGCTCGCATGACAAACGAGCGCGACCGTGCTTCGGAACTTTCCCGTGTACAATCTGGTCAAGCTGGCGAGAACTACAACTACAATCAGATGGGCCTAAAGGGCCTTGAGCTGCAAGGCAACATGGCTAATCAACTTTCGTCGCTGGAAGCCCGTGCACGCTCTGGTGATGCTGAAGCTGCTCGTCTGCTGGAAGCCGCAGGTAAGCAAGAACAGGCACAAACTCAAGCTGGTTTGGATATAGGTTACAATAACTTTACGAACCAGCGGGACTACAACCAGAATCAAGTCAACAACTTCTCTAACATCTTGCAAGGACTTCCACTGGCAGGTGTTGGGCAAACTACGGGCACTTCTACCCCCGCACAAGGTAGTATGCTTCAGCAGGGGCTGGGCCTAGGGCTTGCAGCGGTCGGCGGCTACAACGCGCTCTTCGGGTAAGGTACAATCATGGCTATGAATATTATCCAGCTTCAAGACAACCTGAAGAACCTGTCTGATCAACAGCTTACGCAAGCTATACAAATGCCTTCGCAGGACACGCCGCCATTTCTTGTTGTGTCGGAGTTAAACCGCCGCAAGAAGATGCGTGATAGCTTCCAAGCCCAGCAAGCTGATCAGAACAAGACTACGGTTGCACAGGATGTCGTAGCCGCCGCAGGTGTGCCACAAGGCCCCGCTTCGGATATGGCTCAATCGCTTGCACCGCAGACAGATATGACTAACAATACTGGCATCATGTCGCTTCCACAGGGTGGTGAACCACAGCGTATGGCTGGTGGGGGTGTCGTAAAGATGGCCCCCGGAAAAGCTGTAAGCCGTACTGGTTTGCCCATTACAGGTAGTACTTACGACCCGCTTAGCTCACCCGGGTCTATAGGTGATATATTTTTTAGTGGTATTTCAGATATCGGAGGTACGCTTATGGGGCGTACTGTCGAAGAGCAACAACAGATTGAGGCGCAGCGTGCCGCCGCTATTGCTGCAAATACTCCTGAAATCGCGCCTACCCCGGGGACTCCAGTTGATCTTGCTCAACTTACAGAAATGGCTGTCGCTAAAAAAGCCGCAGATGAAAAAGCTGCTGCTGACAAAGCCGCCGCTGATGCGGCCAAAAAAGATACTTCGACCTCTGGCGGTGGCGGCGGTTCTTCTAAGCCTTCCGACTATGAGCAAGCCATCATGGATGCGTTGGCTAACGCAGATAAAAAAGCCAAGCAGGATAAGTGGATGACCCTCGCACAGATGGGCCTGTCTATGATGTCTTCGCAGCAGCCTAACTTTTTGGCCTCGGTCGGCGAAGCTGGTGCAGCGGCTATCCCTGCATTCCAGAAAGCCCGTGATACTGCGGATGATACTAAGTTGGGCCTTAACAAAGGTCTGTACGACATTGCCATGCAGCGTCAGGCTCGTAATGATGCTATGGCCGCTGCCTCTGCAAAAGCTAGCGCTAATAGTTCTGGCGGGTTTGGCGTATCCGCAGATGCTGTTCGTCGCATTACCGCCGCTAAAACGGCGGTGGATGTTGCTGCTGGAAATCTAACGCAACTTGGCTATCAGCCGGGTATGGACCCTGCTGACCCTAGCTTTACACCAGAACGGCAGATGCAAATAAAATCTGCACTAAATGACTACCAGACTGCCATGAGTAATTTCCAAACGATGAACGCCATCTTAAACTCTGGGCTTATGGCTACTGGAAGTGAAGCACCTGCTGACCCGACTTCACAACAGGATATTGCAGACTCGCAACCATAAACCTCCTCTAGCCCAACACAACTATTGCACGTATAGTATCTCCAACTATGGAGTTCAGATATGGCTAACTTCCAAGCCCCCGGGCGTATGAGCGGTCGCACTTATAACTTCAACATTCGGGGTGACCTCCCATCTGAAACTGAACGCACACGTATCGCGCAGTACATCGCTCAACAAGAAGATGTATTTGCTCAGCAATATCAAGATACCATGGGCCAGCCCCTTGCGGCTCCTGAAAGCGAACGCGGTGCAATCGGGCGCGGTTTTGAACGTGGTAAATCCTCGGCTTACTCGACGCTTGGTAGTGCAGTGGAGTACGCTGGCTCTGGGATGGGTCTGGAGTCCTTGCGGGACTTTGGCGCTGGTATGCGGCAGTCTGGAGATACCGCAGGGTTCCTCAAAGATCTTAGTATGCCCGCCGAAACTCGCTGGGAAGATGTCAACGGTATTGGTTCCTTTGGTTCATACCTTGGTGAAAGTCTGGGGCAGACTGCGCCTATCACAGGTGGAGTTATTGCTGGTGGGCTTGCTGCTGCGGGTGCGGTACTACTTGCTCCTGAAACTGCTGCGGCTGCGGGTATTGGTACGGGCTTAGCGTCCATCCTCGGCGGCACCGCGGTCGGTACTCCATTTGCTTTCGGTAGCAACGTCCAGCGTCAGGAAGCTGAAGTTAAGGCGGGACGCCGTGCAGCCGTAGACCCCGGGGCGGCTCTTGTTGCCGCTGTAGGACAGTCTGCCCTTGATGCTATCTCTGACCGCATCACCCTAATTGGCTCTGGGCTTGTTAAACCAGCCAAGAATATCTTTGTTCGTGGCTTGGTAGGCACTGCCGAAAGTGCCGCTGCTGAAGGTCTTACGGAAGTCGGTCAGCAGATCATTGAACGCCAACAGGCTGGTCTATCGCTTACAGACGATGCAGCTATCAAAGAGTACCTCGACGCAGGTATTGCGGGCGGTCTGATTGGTGGTGTCGTTGGGGGTCCGCTGGCTGCAGTGGGTGCTCATGGTCGTTCAGATGATATTGGAGAAAACGGCCCGCCAGCGGGTACAAACCAGCCCCCTACTACGCCCCCGGCCCCCGGAGAACCCGGTGCAGTGCCTACGCAAGCACCACCTGCTCCGGGGAAGCCCAGTGCGGATGCTTCTGTTACTCCGGAAGGCGCACCTGCCGCTGCACCGCCTGTAATTACTCCGGCTGACCTCAAGACTCTCGGCATACATCATGGCTCGGGGTTAGCTAAGTATGTGCGTAACACGCCCAATCCTGACCCTGTGAAGGTAAAGGAACTGCTTACATCGTACATTGCTAACCCGAAGAACGCTGATAAGTTTTCAGCAATTACGGCATTCATGGATTCCATAGGCCAGCCTGCGGTGCAGGAGACACCAAAAGAAACTTCTACGGAGATTGCTCCAGCAGTAGTGCCTCCGGCTGATCTTACTGATGAGGTCGCAGTACCTCCGTCTGGTACTACGGGTACTGCACCGACAGGCACGGAAGGCTGGAAGCTGCACCTTAACCCCGTGCCCGGGTCTGAACAGGCTATCTCAGATTACCTGACTGAAAAGGGTATTCCCCATAAGGTTGGGCAGAATAGCGACCAAGTTGGTAAAGGCATGACGGTATATATCGGTGCTAAAGACGCCGCTAACGCGCTTGCTAACGATCTAAATTCTCGTTTTAACGATAGTTTGAAGGACGCCGAAGGCGAAGTACTGTATGACGATACCCCATTGGCTGGTAAGGTCTGGGGCCGTTTCGATATCGGTAAGAAAGACGCGGACTTTCATCAGTACGGTAAGGAAGGTATTCCGTTCCTCGCAGAGGATATGGGCCAGCTTAACTACGCAAAAGACCGTACAGGTGCATCTGACGAAGCTCGCAACCGCGCAGATGCCATTCTTAAGCGGCGCTACGGCGCTTTTTACACAGGCACTCCTGTCGAGCAAGCAGTTGCTGAAACTACTGCAGCTAAAGAAATCACTCCTGCGGGTACGCTTGAAGACACTGCTAAAGCATGGGATACACAAAATCGCACCAACCGTTCAGATGCTTGGTTCGAAGGTAACGTAACTACAAACGCAGCGTTCAAAGCGGTTGAAAAAGAAGGTAACTTTATTCCTGCCCATGGTATGTCTAAAGCCCCCACCCTCTCGCAGGGTTTGAAACAACTTACCACTATGTTGGATGGCGGCATTGACGCAAAGCGTACCTTAAACACCGCGCCTCTTACGGCAATTCCGGGCTCTAGCAGCACTACGCCGGGTGGATACGCATACCGGGATGGGCCATTTATTGTAACCTTCCGTCAAGGCTTGGCGGGGCAACCGACTTCTGCCGATATTACAGGTGTTTTAGTAAACCCCGCAAACGCAGAAATTGCCGCACAGTTACAAGCTAAGTACCCAAACTTAACTATCCGCACTTTTGACGCGGTTGCTGATGTAGTTGCGGCATCGAAAACAAAATCAGAGGTGCAAAATGGCGAAGTTGTTAACGATGAAGCAATTGGAGCTGGCCCTGAAAACGCTGGACTCGGCGAGGAAAATGTCGGAGCTAAGCCCAATACCGTTGAACCCGCCGCAGACGCTGAGAAGGTTATCGACACAGGATTGGATACACCTGCAGATGGTACTGACGGACTTGGAGAACCAGCGGGAGAACAGCCCGCTGCACTAGACCTTGGTGTAGCCCTTGGTATAGACCCTAAAACTCCACTTACTGACCTCACTGGGCGGCAGGTTGACGCAGTATCTACCGCTCTTAGCGAGACCTACGGCAAAAACTATACCACTTCTCAACTCCTGCAACTGCAGGACGAACTACGCGCACGGAACGTAGCGGTAGAAGAAGCGGCTAATGTAGCTGCACAAGAGAAGCTAACGGCACGGATCACGGAACTCTCGGAGCAAGAAACCGTAAAATCTGCCGAAAATGCTGCAAAAGCGCGTAGCTACCCCAAAGCTGTGCTCGACCGTATCAAAGTGGCGTACAAAAAGTTCTTTGACGATGCTCAACCTACTACTGCAGGGCGTGAGAAACTCAAAGACTTTACTACTTCCGCAGATAAAGAAAAAATCCTTACACTGCTCACCAAAGAAAAACCATCTGGAGTAAAGGGTGGGTCTGCCTACGATTACTTCAGCAAGTTCTACCGTCCGATTGATGCACTAGACCTTCTTGCTCAGCACATTGCAGACCCCAACGAGAAGCGGGCCCGTGCAGATAACAAGACCGCGGAAGAAGTATCCGCGGAAAAGGCAGAGCAAAAAGCAGATGTAACAGGGTTTAAGAATGCCGTTAATATCGCTGAAGATGCTTACTTCAAGGGTCTTGGCGGTAGCTCTGCTACTAAAGCGGAAGCGTGGGTTCGGGCCGAAGGTAACTTAGACCCTACTACAGTCGCTGCGTTTGATGCGCTTATTACGGCTAAGGAAAAGGCGCTTGCAGAAGCCGCGAAGCGGCGGGTCCAGAATGCAATGTACACCGCTTTTTTTGAAGCAGATGTGAACGAACAAGTAAGTGACGAAAATGCCAACGAGGCGTTAGTAAACACCCGCACGAAAGCCAAAGCAGTTATAAAAGCTGCCAAAAATCTGGAAGTTACAGATACAAGCAGTGCCCCTACGACACTATCGCAAGTAGTTGGCGCTATACGTGCAGCGGAAAGCAAACCTGTTTCTCTGCCGAAGCTGCCATGGCACAAGCGTGTTCTCTCTACAGCGATGGCGTTGGAACAGTCGTTGGCTAACCACGTTGTAAACTTCTTGGAAAACAACAACCTAATGGCTGCAATGCGTGGCATCTCGGAAACATCTTCTGACCCACGCCTATCCATATTGTCGATGCGCTTGCGTAACTACGTCAAAGATACTCAGGTGCGTATGGTGGACGATCTGTCTACCTCTACCGGGGAAACTGCGGCTGCGGCCTACGATCCGGCTACGGACACTATCCTGATTAATCGGAGTTCTCCGTATGCGCTGACCAACGTCACCGTCCTGCACGAAGTAGTGCACGCCATCACCCATAAGGCGCTGAACAACCCCAACCTGCCTATCACGCAGCAACTTACTAAACTCTTTGCGGAATCCCAGCAGGCACTTGGCACTGATACTGTCGGCATGAATAACATCCATGAGTTCGTGGCCGAAGCATTCACAAACAAATCCTTCCGTGATGTGCTACAGGGGCTAAACCCCAATGGCGGTAAGTTCTCGGCATGGCAACGGTTCAAGAACGCCGTAGCTAACTTTGCTCGTCGTATCTTTGGTGCTCAGCCGAAGCCTTTAGGCTCGCTGATGGACAATCTGGATATGCACCTAGACCAACTGCTGGACACCTCGTCTGACGTTACAGGAGTGCGTCCTGACCCCGACCAAGGTATCCTGTACCGCATTGCTGGCGACCCAAAAGAACTGACAGATATCGATGCAGGGTTCTTCCGCTACGAGTCCAAGTTTGGTCAGCCTACCAAGTCCTACCGTGGAGATTGGGCCCGCAGTGCCGCCGCATTCTTTAAGAACTCTGCTGCCATGTTGGCGCGGGGAGTACTTGGATTCCTTCACTTGCAGCCCTTGGCTGACTTAGCACACGAACTGAAAATTGCGGGCTCTTACGATTTGCTTAAGGCTGTGAACGAGTTGGAAGCTGCATCCAAACGCTCTGACGATGAAGTCAAAGGGGTGCTTAAGGTCGCAGAAGCATGGGTTAAAAAGTTCCCGCAGTTGAAGCGTACCTTCGACAAGGTTGTGGCATTCTCTACCATTCATCAAGTTGATCCTGAGAAGACGGAAGCACATTACACTAAGTACTGGCTGAAGTATGACCCCACGGGCAAGTTTGAAACTGGAGTGCAGTATCAGTCATATGATACTGCGGCAGCGCGTGATGCCAAGCTGGCAGAACTACAGGGTAAGTACGGCGAGAAGAACGCACGGCGTGCGGGTAACGCTAACCCTAAGAAGGCCGCGCAGTTCAAGCAGATGGAAGAAAGCTGGAAGTCGCTTGGGCCGGAGGGTCAGGCGCTCTATCGCCTGATGCGGGCTATGTACAAGAAGCAGTTTATGGCTATGAAAGCTGCTGTTGGCGGTAAGATTGATTACGCGCTAAGCTCAGATGCAGAGATAGCTAGTGCGTTAAAAAGTAGTGTTTATGAACGCTTCTTTGATTTCCAGTCGCTAGAACCTTACTTCCCACTAGCCCGTAGGGGTGACTTCTGGATTGAGTACAGCGCACTGAACCCTGAAACCAAAGAGTACGAGACTGTTAAAGAGTCCTTCGAGACCCGTGAGGAACGTGCACGGGTCGTATCTATGCTTAAACAGGAAGTACCTTCGGTCGCGCTGAAGCCGGATGGTGCGCCGGAAGTCATGCTGTATGAAAATACGGGTATGGAAAAAGGACGTATTGGTGCACCGGAAACAAAGTTTGTACGTGATGTACTCAACGCGCTGGCTGCTGGAAACGTAAGTAAAGCAGCCCAAGAACAGATCACCGAACTATTCTTGAATGCCCTGCCGGAGACTAACTTTGCTCGTGCTCTGAAAGGCCGTAAAGGCGTGCGTGGCTTTGAACCAGACGCACTGGAAGCATTCCGTATGAAGGCGTTTACCCTAGGGCGGCAAGCTGCACGATACCCATACAGTTCGCGCATTCGCGAGTTGCAGGAGAATATCCAAGCTGCTGGTATGGGCACTGCTTCGGATGATCAACTCCGCTTAGCGGTGATTAAAGAACTTAACTCCCGTGCAGAAAATGCGCTGAACCCCCCGCAGGGGGCATGGCAGGATGCTGCTAAGTCCATGAACCAATTCGCGTACATCTACACGCTGGCTGGTAACCTCTCGGCTGCATTGGTTAACCTCTCGGCAGTGCCGATTGTGATGGCTCCGTATCTGGCGAGCCGCTACGGGCTTAGCCGCACAGCAAGCGTCACGGGCCGCGCCTTCAAGCTGTTCTTGAACAGCGGGTTCGATACAAACCTGACGCTGCCTACGGACTACATGGGTAAGAGTACGGTCAACGTGCGGGCTAGCCCGTCCATGGATAACTACTACGAACTGCAAGACGTTAACGGTGTGCAGGACTATGTGGTACGCAAAGATTTAAAGCTGACTGCTGCTGAGCGCAAAGAGTTGGAGGAGATGCAGCCGCTTATCAAGCTGGCGGCAGAGCAAGGCTTCCTGCACCGCTCTTTGACCTATGATACCCTCGGCGCAGAGAGTTTCGGGGAGAACAGGACGCTCTTGCAAAAGATGAATGCACTGCAAGGGCTACCGTTTCACATGGTCGAACGCTCTAATCGTCAGGTTAGTATGATGGTTTCCTACAAGCTGGAACTAGACCGTATGCGGAAGAAGCCTACGCAAAAAGAACAGTCTATGACGGACGATGAGAAGCAAAAGAAGGCAGCGGAAGAAGCCCTGTACATGACTGCGGAGATGCATGGTACGCACACGCTGGCTGCAGGTTCCCGCTATGCCCAAAGCGGTCTCGGTCGTATTGCTATGATGTTCAAAGGGTACGGCATCAACATCTTCTACCTGCAAGCCAAGTCGATAGCACAGGCTCTCGGATATATGCTCCCCGGAGATAGCGCAGAAGCTAAGGCCCAACGGGCCGTTGCCTTCAAACAACTTATGGGGCTACAACTATCCACCGCGTTGATCGCAGGTGTATCTGGCGTGCCGCTCTATGGTTTGTACCGTATGATGTACAACGCAATGCATGGGGATGATGAGGAAGATGCGGACATGGTTACCCGCAAAGCCTTCGGCGAGTTGTTCTTCCGTGGCCCTATCAACGCAATCATGGGTGGGGACGCTGCATCTCGTATGGGGCTTAACGATCTGCTTATCCGCTCAAACCCCTACGCCGATACGCAGTCCACGGCTGACTATGTTGCCGCTCTTATTGGGGGCCCTGCATGGTCCACGGGTAACCAAGTCGCTAGCGGTATCGGTGAGATGGTTAAGGCAGCTACAGGCGGCGGTGGGGACTTCCAGCGCGGGCTCGAAAACACGCTACCTCCAGTTGTCAAGAACGTGCTGAAGACTTGGCGGTACGCTAATGAGGGCGCACAGACCCGCCGCGGTGACCCTGTATATGGGGATATTTCTACAGGTGAGATTGCTTGGCAGATCATCGGCTTCAAACCTGCAGAACTAGCACATCGCGAGGAAGTCACTCGCGGCGTAGCCCGCATCGACAAGACCCTGAATAAGCAGCGTAGTACTCTTATGAACCGCTATAACGTAGCGCGGGCGCAAGGTGATTATAAAGCTGCTTCCGCGGTACTGCAGGAAATTCGTGACTATAACGCCAAGGTCCGTGCAAAATCCCCCAAACTGCAAATCTTGCAGGACAACCTCGACGCCTCTGGAAAGTCCTTCGACAAGACCACTGCACGTACCTACAATGGTGTTACGCTCAGCCCCGCTATGGAATCATACCTAAAGACCATGCTGCGGGATCACGGCGTCCTAAGCCAATAAAAAATGGCCCCAGTGTTTAGCTGGGGCCAGTAGGGTCTGGAGAACCCATGGCAGGGAGGCTACCACAGGGGTTCTATATCATGTGGTGCGCCATATGCGAAGCCCCAATCTGTAGTCTTCTACCCGAACCCGCATAACTATGATCCACCCAAACATATTGGCGATCTCTTTAACCTGTGTTTTACAAGCGTCTACGTTGATGCAGGGGACAAAGATAGATGAACCAACCTCCATGTCCCCCCAGCTTACGGTGATTACTAAGCCATCTGGTTCTAAGTCACGTAATCTCCGTACCACTTATGGGTTCCTTGATTGCAAACTCCACGACGATAGCATCGGCAGGCGGTAGGTTCATGTGAGTACCTTTACCCAACCGTACCTTTATCTTCTTCGCACCCATCTTGTTTTTTAGTTCTGCAGTAAATGACCCATAGTTGATCTGCTGCGCGATGCACCATTCCCGTAGCGGTTTCGGCACAAGGAATAGCTTCTGCAGGTCTGTCTCGTAGCGGGCCACAAAATTAAAGCGTGGGCGGGCTTCAGGTACAATGATCGTATCTAGCCCATTACCGTGCTTGCTGCGAAGGTCTTCAGTGGACTTGATCTGCAGCACTTGGTCGATGTGCTCCAGCACATAGGAGTTCAAAACATCCTGAGCAGATGCTGCCATGTCCGTCATTGAACTATTGTTGGACTTCAGGAGATCGTTAACGAGGAACCTGAACATCCCCTTGGGGTCGTAGTTCAGTAGCCCAATCTTATTGCAGACCAGCAGCGCGGTGAGAATAGCTGCGGCCCCAGCCGACCAGAAACGGTTAGCAGCATTAAGGTTCGCTGCTGTATCTATTTTCTGCTGCATCTTTTCGTACAGGGCCCGCACCTCTTCGCGGTGCTCAATAATGTACTGGGCAAACACAGGGCCCGCATGACCGTAGATACCTACGACCTTCTTAGCCAGAGCATCCGTTTCGGATTTGCTGATGTGTGGGTGCGGCTGCACCGTATACTCAAGGATACGCATTGCCTCTGCCTCTGGTGCAGCTTTGAGTGTACCGATCTTTTCGATAAGTGACGCATTCGCAGAAGTAACGCACAGCAGCTTCCATGGCATACCGCGATGCCGTTCCGCGTTAGACCCACTACTCATACGCCCCCGTTGCCGCCCGCTTGTCATCTGGTAGAGCAAATCCGAAAGTTCTTTCGGCGAAGCGTTGGTAAGTTCATCTATGAGCAAAGGTAGGTGCTGGTAAATCTCCCCGCGATTCATTCGTTGGTTCTGTGTGTCCCGCTCTTGCAGAACATACACATCTGGGTTGCCCCAGATAGACGCCGCCGAAAGCATTGCAGTAGTCTTACCAAGCCCTGTTACGCCGTTGAGGTGGATCGTGAGGCAGTGGACTGCAGAAAACGGCATAAGGATAGAGCCGAACCCTGCGAGGATTACGGCCTGATGAATTTCCATTGCAGGACGATTGTAGAACGTCATAAGTTCTGTCCAATCGCCTAGTGTTCCGCGCTGTGTAAACGCATGGAACAACTGTGCTGTCGAGGAAGACGGCGGGTTATACGCTAACCCTGTAGCCGTGATGGCGCTGTCTCCAAGGATGAACGTGGTCATTTCTTCGTCAGTCCAACCAAACTGGCGGCGGGCTTCGACAGCTTCTTTGTTTGCTTGCAATTCATGTATCCATTGTGTTGTGTAAACCATAAGGGCTTCCAAGTCCTTGCCCCATGCGGTGATACCCTGTTGAGATATGTACTTCCTGAAGTCTTCTCGTGAAGTCACGGCAGTGAGGGGTACAGTAAACTCGCGGGGCACATCGCGGGGGAGGTGCAATTTCATAGCAACGACCTCGCCTTGGTCTGGGTCGCTCAGACGGTGCGTAACGTATAGGTCGTTGTGGTAGACGCACCGCTCAATGATCTCACCTTCATCGTCGGTAGCACGGATATAGACGCCGCCCTTAGCCCCACGGAAGTACGGGGCAGGATACTTAGGGACCACGTGCAGCTTCTCGCCCTGCGGGGTATGAACAACGAGTTGGTTGTCTTCTTCGTCGGCTTCGACCACGTGCTGACCAAGTGTGATAGGCGACTTGATCTTGCCAAGGTGCAGACAGCCTTCGCATCCCCCCGGATTGTACTCATCAAAGCGAGTGCAGAGGTATGGCCCCTTGATGCGGTCCATTTTGTCTTCAGTTTCGGCAGGGTCATACTCAGGGTGCCCAGAGGAAATCTTATGTGCAGCCTTCACACCATCACTGCAGAACTTGGCAATCGACAAGCCAGCCCGCCACATAGGCTCTGAAAGTTCAGCGCGGTTCTTGAAGATGTAGGCAAGCTGAGCGCAGCCTTTGCCCTCTGCAGTCTTCTGCATAATCGTTTTGAATACACTCTCACGGTTGGCAAGCAGGGCGTTCATAACGGCATCAGTCTCGCGTGGGGCATAGGTGCGCGGGGTAAACTCAGATATATCTACCTTGCTGAGAAGTTCCGAAAACTCGGCGACTGACACACTGTTTGCACGATCCGTTAGAAAACCCACTGGGAGTGCAGGGTCGGATTTGTAATTGTGGGTGCTTGGAACCCGTAGGATACGTGCACCATCGGCGGTTACTGCCTTGTCTGCACGTAGTCCCTTGTCCTTGCAAAGCTGCTTTAGTTTACTCGCTAACTTGTACCACTCGGGATATGTTAACGGTGTAGTCAACATCCAATAAACGTGTACGCCACGCCCTGAGTTGATCATTACAGGCTTGGGTAACTTGGTAGCTTTGCAGAAATCCCGCAAAGCCGAAATCGCTGCAGGTTGCGAGGGGTAATCTTTCTCTGGCCCGCAGTCGAGGTCTAGATACATAGAGTGCATTACGTCGATGTTAGGCACTTTGCGTGAAACATCATCCTTGAACGTAGCCAAGGCAAAATAGGCATCGTAACCCTCGGCATCAAAGTTTGCTGCCGCCTCAATAACCTCGCGCTTAGAAGTATAGAATTTCTGTACCTTCTTGCCGTCACGGATACGTGCAGCAAAGACGCAGTAAAATCCTGTGTTCCCCAGAGCGCGTTCTAGAAATTCTAATGTTTCCATGACCGCTTGTTCCCATCTACGAAAGGGGCGGGGAAAGCCCCCGCCCACAATGTTACCGACTTGTGAGAGGATTAGTCATCCCACTCATCAACGATGCTTGCAAGATCATTGTTGGCGACCTGCGCCTTTGGTGCGGCCTTCTTGGTGACCTTCGGCTCCTCAACTTCTTCCTCTTCGACCTCGACGGGCTTGGCCTTAGGTTTCGGTGTGGGCTTCGGCGCTTCCTCTATTTCGATCTTTTCCTTATAGGGATTGTAAGGCTTGGACCCTTTCGGATCGGCCTTCTTCACACCATCAGTCTGAGAAACAGTCAGGGTAATCGCATTAATAGCCTCGGGGCTATCTTTTACTTCAATCGCAACGCGCAGTTCTGCCTCGTTCAGGGGGCGCACAGCCTTGAAGAACAGTTTGGGCGTCTCTGCGTTAACGTCGAAGGACATCTGCGTCACCACGGCGATAGCCGGAGTATTGTGGGCCTGTAGGAAGCGGGCGTAGGCTTGCATCCCCATCGGGGTGTTACCCTTAGCTTCGCCAAAGATCGACGTAGCCGGAAGCTGCAGTTGGTAGACCTTGTCCAGTTCACCTTCGATAGCCACGGCCAGACGCTGGTTGAAGCGGCAAGCACGACCTGTACCACTGTTTGCAGAACCCTTGATGTTCATCGGGCAAGTAGCACACTTGTCAGACATACGCTGCTCAGCGGGAACTTCCGGTGCAGGGGCTTGGGTGTCGGCGCTCCAGCAGGACGGCGGTGCTGGGTTATCGGGGTCATACGTACCTTGAAAGTAGGTGCGCGAGATACGTGCAGCATTAAGGATTACGATGTTCATCGCATCGTCCTTGGACACGGCGACCTGCTCACCACCAGCATACTGCCGGAAGCGCATCCCACGGATGCTGATACGATTGCCGCCACCGCCCAAGCTACCCGCGAGGTTGGTGTTCATATCTTGCAGGGACTTCAGCAGGTCGGCGCTGACGAGGCTATTGCCTCCAAAGAGGGTCATCTCAGTCATTGGGTTCTCCTAGGTGTTAGGCCGCTGGGCCAGCTTTGGGGATCAGTGCTTCATCAATCAGCGGGATACGAAAGCGGTAGGTCTGCCCGATCTTGATGTAAGTATTCTTGGGGATATCTCCCATGCGTACCCATGCACGGATAGTGGAAACGGATACGGTATAATGCTTTGCCACTTCTTCGATTGTCGAGTAGGGGCTTTTGTCTTGGTCAGTCATGCTTTCCTCACGGAGATGTTAAACTCCGCATCCACGTTAAGGCCGGGAGGTAGGAGTTCAGGGTTTGCTTCAAGAAACTCCTTCACCACCGATTGGTTCAGACGCTTTTCAAAGAACTCGGGTACGCCATGTTCCATGATGAACTTGTGCATGGACTCCCAGTCACTCGTCCAATAGCGCGTCTTAACCGTGCGATAGAAAAGGCCGTGTTGCGTCCTTACGCTCTCCACGCCATGTTCCTTGCAGTACTCTAGCAGACTTTGCTTAACTTTATCAAGCTGCGCTTGCAACGCTTTGTCTTCTTCGTCGAAGGCCACTTTGATCTCGGCCCGCTTGTCGCGGACGCGAGTATAGACCTTGACCATGGTGTCGATAGATACTGTCATGTGATGCTCTCCAGTGGTGGTTTCTTGTATATAATGACTAACGATACGCTAGTCAATCAGGTCTTTGTAGAGATCAATAAGTTTGGTGTGTACATCAATCTTCTGGTCCAGAAGATAATACACCCGCGACTCTACGGGGGAACCGACCAACTGTATGATGGTGCATTTGTTCACTTGGCCGGAACGGTGGATACGCGCATTGGCTTGCGCGTAAGTTTCGAGTGATGAGGTAGGGCCCCACCAAATAATGGTATCGGCAGCGGTCAGCGTGACGCCATGTGCTGCGGCTTGCGGCTGGATCACCAGTACACGGGGGCTCTTGGTAGTTTGGAACCTGTTGATGATATCCGTGCGTTTGGAAGCAGACACGCTGCCTTGGATCACCTCGGTATCGATACCGTCTTTGTGCAGCTTCTCTGTGATTACTTCGATGGCGTGTTTGAATGGTACGAAGACAAGAACTTTGTTGCTTGTTTCGTCGATTACTTCCTTGAGGACATTGTAGCGGTTTGAAATGTCAAAGCGCACCGCCTCTCCATCTTCGTCATACACTGCACCTGCAGAAATCTGGAGCAGCTTGCTCATCGCAACTGCAGCATTCACCGCTGTCACGCGGGTTGCAGCCAACTCCATAGCCAAGTTCTTTTTGAGGAGGTTATAGTAGTGCTTCTGTTGTGGGGTGAGTTCGACTTTGCGCTTGATGTACGACAGGTCGGGGAGGTCGAGGCATTGGGACTTTAAGAACCTGATGGCAGGTTGCAGTATCCGATAGACTGTGTCCGTAGCCGTCTCCTTGGGTTCCCAGCGATACTGCGAGACGCGCTGCATTATGGTATCTTTGAATACGTTAAAATTGCGTGGCACGGATGTGTAGTCTAACAACTTAGCTAGCCCATAGGCGTCCACAGGGCTCTGTGCGGCAGGAGTGCCTGTCATAAGCCATAGCCACGTGTCGGGGCCTACCAGCTTGTTCAGGGCCTTCCACCGCTTGCTCTGGGCATTCTTGTAGTGCGTGGCTTCATCGACGATGATCAGGTCGAAACCGCCGTTGGCGATATCTTCTTTGACTATCTCAATACCATCATAGTTTATAACTACGAACTCAGTATTTTGTGCAAGCAAAGCACGGCGCTTCTTGGCATCCCCATGAGCAACAGCAATGCTGCGGTGCATCGCAACGCTAAAGAGATCGTCCCGCCATGCACTATCCATAATAGAAAGCGGGCATACGATCAGCACTCGGTGCACCTTCCCCTGCTTCATAAGAAAGTCAGCGGCCCAGATGGCGCTTGCCGTCTTGCCTGTGCCCTGCTCGTTGAAACAGAATGCCCGTTTGTTGAGGGTCAGGAAGCTTGCTGTGGTGCGCTGATGGTCCATCGGTTTGTATTTTCCGGGCCAGTCATAGCGTCCCTCTATGGGGGACGGCACTTTTATGTTCATGTTCCGCAATGCGAACACTTCGTCTACACCCCACTTAACCAGCACTTCATGCTGGCTTATCATGCGGCTATTTGGGATAATTGTAGTGACTTGTTTTGGATTGCGTAGCTTTAGCAGCAACGCCTTACCGTCGATGATCTTCATCAGATTCTCCAGATAGTTTTATTTTTTATTTCTTTTCGCCGGGTTTGTGCCCGTTACGACTGCGGTTCTTTGACGGCGCTTCAAGAACATAACCGTCCTTGTTGCTGCCGCCTTTGGCGAGAGCCTTCTTGTGGCTCACATCTTTACCCGTGCGGTCCACGCCCTTGGCATCCAAAGCCCGCCGTGCCCGCTGACGTTCCATACGATCTGGCAACTCTCCCCGTGCCTTTTGCATCTGGTATTCGTGGCCATAAGGACGAGGGGACTTTGTATAGGGCATGGCTAGTTCCTTCCGTTGTGCGGGCATTCTAGCACAGCACAGTGCTGCCGACAAAGCCCAGATGTCTTAGCATTCCAAACATTAGCATCGAATGCTTTCTTCATGCTATTGTACTTGCCAAGCCATTTGCTCCAAAGGGCGGGCTTATCGTCGGTTTTGTACGACTCCATTACAGAGGCATTAGCCACGACAAACAAGAGCGCTGCACGAACCTTTGTGATGTTGGGGAAGTGCGCGAATACCGCTAGAGACATCAACTCAAGCTGCCCCTTATCGGCGTACTTGGCGCTCTTTCCCGTCTTGTAGTCTATCACGTAAGCACTGCCCTCCTCATGGTTCAGGATCAGCAAGTCAGCAATACCGCGAAACCATACGTTCTCGGCGTTGAAGCTGCACGGCTCCAAGTCTTCGGTAAGGCCAAGTTTATGCTCGCAAAGTTTTTCGCCTTCCTTGGCATTCAGTATTTCAAGCAATGACTGAATGTACCCAAACTTCTCGGGAACAGGTATCGCGTTCCCAATGTAATCCTCACACGCCTTGTGGAACGCCGTGCCATACGTCATGGCTTCGGTTTCCTGCACGGGATACTGCCTGAGTACCTTCTCGTGGTAGAATTGCTTCGGGCACTGCTCGAATGCTTTCAGCTTACTGAACGACCAAGGGGCTACACTCACTACACGCAATCTCCATAATTTTTACCCACACCTGCCTCGCAGTTAACAGGCAAACCCGCAGCCCACTCTGGAACCCAACGCATCGATTGTTCGACCCATGCCTTAGCGCAGGCCACCTCATCGTCGGGAACACAGCAGACAATAGAGTCATGCACAGTTAGTACGGCGCGGTATTTCTTAGCAATACGTAGCATCTGTTCACCAATGATGCAACGAGCAATAGCTTGGCAGACGTTTTCTATCACCTTGCCGCCGTAGATGCGGTTCGGACCTTTGCGAGTTTGGTAAGTATATTCAGTGCCATCGGCATTTTGATGCCCACGAAGCCCATCGTAGCGGAGGGTCAGGCCAGACGGAAGGATAACTCCGGGGGCATCAGGGTCTACGCTGAGAACTCCCTCCTGCCCAAACTCCCGCACATCGCCGTTAGCCAAGTCGCGGAGCATATACCCTGCGTCTTTCCATAGCTTGGTGATCTTGTCGTTCTCTTCGCGGTAGATGGTGATGATGCGTTTGGCTTCTTCCAAGGTTACTTCCACCCCCTGCGTCAATAGTGCAGCTTGGAACTTAGCTCCGCCCATGCCGTAGCCACAATTATGTACAATAATTGGTCCGACACTTGTCGCAACTGTGTATCTGTTCCTCGGCCCTGCGAAGGCGATATCGTAAGTCATCAAGTTCTGTTTGCAGTGCTCCAACCTTACGTTTGTTCCTTGCATTTTCTGACTTTGTTGCAAACCGTAGGTTATTAGGTTCATACCCCTTGCTATTGTCGATACGGTCGAGGTCACGCCCAGCTTCATCCCAACCATCAAGAGTGATAAGGTATTTAAGGAATGCTGCGCGATCCTTACGCCATGCTTCATGCACGAAAATACCCCTCCCCCCGTAGTGTGGGTAAGTTTTACAGCTTGGGGTGTGGCACCGTGCGATACATGAGGATATACGGTTGAGTAACCGTTCCCTGTGCCCATCATCTGGTAGTATTGACTGATACTTAAGCCACCGTTTACGGTGACTAGCGCGTTTGGCACAGACATTGCACCGAGTAGTACGTCCAGCCTTGACGTTAGCGCGGTCAACCATACCTTCCCAACCGCAAGAACATTTAACAATGGGGTGCCAACCAGACCCTTGTTTTGGTTCCCACCGCAAGACTTTGAGTTCGCCAAACATAGTGCCGACTTCAAAAGGGAAGGGTTTGTAATTACCCCGGACCACGCCTGCCACCCATGTTCCGTCAGGATTTCGTGGTCCGCTGTCGCAGCGACCCCCATATACCGTATCGTCTCCTTCATACCCTGCGGTACTACGCCCCCGTGTGCCACCCATTCTACCCCATCCCATACCATATCCGTGTCTGTAACTTGGACTATGGGGCACCAGCCACGTTTAGTCAACACTTTAGTATCTGCCGCAAAACATCCCAGAATAGTTGTCTTACCGACGAACCGTTGGTCCTTGGTAACGTCAGCCTCATCGATGCCATAGATTTTTGCGGCCATCTTCTTATATACATCTTTGCCCTGCGCGAAGTCTTCAACAAGGTCGCTCTGCTCGGCCAGCCATGCCAGCACCCGTGCTTCGATTTGCGAGGAGTCGGATTCGATTATTGTCATCCCCTCTGGGGCAATGATAGCCCGCTTGAGCACCTTGGCGTTAGGCCCACGGCTCGGTAGGTTCTGGAGGTTGATCTTATCGTCACCGCCCCAGCGACCTGTATGGGCAGCATAGTACCGCACAGGGACGGGCATAGCGCCGCGCTTGGAGATATCGATGAAGCGTTGGGTGCGTGTCTCTTCCAGCGTGGACTTAGTGCCTAGCCGTGCAGCTACCACAGCCTGTACGCGGAAGTCTTCGTGTTCGGCCAGCGCCTTAAACTCTTCGTCGTTCTTAGCCATGGCGTAGGTAAGTTTGCCTGTTGTCGGGCTGATCTTCATGGGAACCTCTGCGCCATACGACCGCAAGATAGCGGCCAGCTTGGCGTTGCTCATCAAGTCTTCCTTGGTCACGCCAGAGGCGGTGAGAAGGTCTTCCTTCATCAGCTTGGTTTTCTGTAGGTGCATCTCCAACAGGTCGCCGTCCAACTCCAAGATAGGGTGGATGAACATACGCAGTGTGTGGTCGATCAGCTTAAGTTCCTGTTTGGGGAACTTCTTAAGCATTTGATTGAAGATCGTGTAGGTGAGTTCTACATCGTTGCGGCAGTATTCGCCGTACCGTTCCAACTCAAGTATAGTGAAGTCCACTAGATGTTTGCCTAGTGCATTGATAACTTCATTACCCTTCTCACCAACCTCGTACTTCTCAGCCAAGGCTTTCAGGCTGGCAGACTTTTCTACACCGTGGATAGCCCGTGCCATGCACAGGGTATCGAACCATACCTTCGGCTTCACGCCGTAGCGCCACGACAGGATAGCGCCATCGAACATAGTGTTGTGGCATAGGATAGCTGCGTCAGACCAGTCGATACGCGAGAGCGTATGCGCTACGCGCTTCTCCCCTGCCAGCCAGTATGTGGGCCCATCGTTTTTCTTGATGCCCAACCCGATAGTCTCGAACAGCGGGCTACGCACATACTCTTCCGTGGTGATCTTCGACAAGGAAAACTCCCTGTCGTAATAGGTCTCCATGTCCACTGTATAAATGTCCATCATATGTCCTTATATGTTTCCCTACGTACTACTAAACTTATTGCCCGTTGGCTGACACCGTAGCGGCTAGCTAGATCAACTTGCCGTACTCCTCCAGCATCGTATTCACTACGGATAGCCAGAATATCCTCGGGGGTAAGTTTTGCGTTTACGTGTTGGCTTTGCGGTTGTTGCTTACGGCCTTTCTTGTAGGCGTCTAGCAGGTTCGTTCTCATAGAACCCAGAAACAGATGCTTAGGGTTACAGCACAGGCGGTTATCGCAAGTGTGAAGTACAAACCGTTTATACCGTTTGGCTTTTCCCTCCATACGGAATCCGGTTTCTAGTGAAATGCCGCCGTTGGTTAAACTGTAAGCTACACGGTGCGCTTGTACGTGTAAGCCATGCCAAGACAAGTTACCGTACCCAGAACTTGTAGTAGCGCCTTGCCATTCCCAACATAGGTCAGGAGCGCCCCGATTAACGGAGCGCCAAAAGTTTTCAGGTGTGTTTTTGTTGCTCATACGAAACCATAGTATGTCTACATAGCTATAGTCAAGTTTTTATTTTAGGCGGTTGTCGTTTAGCTTTCCGTTCTTCTCGGCGTCCAACAGGATGTTGCAGCAAGCCATGATATGAGCAAGATGGGGTAGCCCACTCTCTGGATCGATAGTATCTCCATTAAACCATGCCATTAGGTGTCGCAGGGCTGCATCATAGTAAACAGTAGCGGACACCTGATGTTCACGCCAATTAAACCGCCCGTACTTAGCAGCCCCGTTAGTATGCACCTGCCCCATGAGTTGGATACCGACAGTCGGCGTGTCACTCAGTTTCGGCTTTGCCTCGCCAAAGGCCGTCTTCGGATTGCCGTCAGGATACGCGCTTGCAATAGAAATCGTCTCATCTTCCCACTCGTCTTGTGCGGTTTTAGCTAACCCACCCATAACCATCGTCTCACTCCACTTCGCCATCTTCCAACCTTCTTTGGTTAAACTCTTCCAGTGCATCAGCGGCTCGGCGCATCAGGTCTGGATCATCTCGGAAACCCCCCAGCCCGCGGTTGCAATGCGTGCATAGGATGAATCGTATTTTCTTTGTTTTGTGGCAGTGGTCTAAGTGCCACCCTCTAGGAGTTCCCGGATTATCGCCCCTGCAAATAGCACAAACGTGACCTTGGCTGTCAAACATTTTTTCCCATTGTTTTTTAGTGATTCCAATACCTTTAGCGCGTCTTCGAAAATTTAATTTCTCACGTGCTTCAGGGTCTGCTGATACGGCTTTGCGCCGTACACGACTCTTTTCATTGATGATTTCTCTATTCTTGGCGGCGTAGCGCCTAGATGCCTCTTTCCATTGCTGTTTTTTTCTCTCGTCAGTCACTGGGGGGAGGTGGTGAGGGGCGATTGGGGAAATAGGCCGTAGCGCAGTCAGATTTCGACCAATACAAAATTACACCGTTGCCGCTGTTAGATTGTTTCACGCCCCTCATGGGCGTTTTAGCAGGGAAGATTTTTTGCATCAAGGACTTTCACTTCTTCTTCCCCTTTATTTTCAAAGCGGTGTAGGCAAACTGCCCATCACCTAATTTGCGTTGGTACAGGACGCACAGTCCTGCTTCATAGGCGCTAAGCGCATCAGCTTTGTGCGGTCCCCTAGCATATTCGCCTAGGTGGTAAATAAGTGTGTCACCTACAGGTATTTCATTTAACTTGCGCCCGAATACCCCGCGGCCCTCTTTAGTAATATCGTAGTTCATTCCTTGCTCTCCTCATGTTGCGCCCAAGCAGCGTCGATTTCGCTCATACCTAAAGCTTCGGCCCTGATGCGGTTGATATCTGGGCCATTTTTCTTAACCATATATTCCACCAGTTCGATTTGTTCGTCAGTGGCCCACCATGCAGGTATTCGTCGATAACCTGCGGCTCTGAGTGCTTCTGACGCTTTGCCCATTTGCAAGTCCTTCCTTCGTTGCAGTCATGTGTGCAGGGAGGGCAGGTCATTTCCCCTCCAAATAATCAACGTAACGAGACACCCAAGAGTCTTTATATTCTTCGGCTGCGATATCATCAGCAACATTATTGAGATATTTTGTGATGTACTCTTTTGCGTTTTTGATACGCATATCACTGTGTTTTGCGTAAAATGATAAAGCCATTATAGGATCTCCATACGCACCGGGATACGACTTCAACGCCTGTGGAACAATGCTAGAGTAGTCAATGCTTGGATGTGTGCTGATGCTAGGACAAAATGCCGCATCGATTGAAAACCGCCTCGTCATGATGTAGATATTACTCATTCTTTCCCCTCCAGTTCAGCCAGCACGGTGCGGGCGTGGTCTGTCATTTTATAAATATTGTAGCCATTCGCTTGGCTGTTCATGACTGCCATAAATTGACTGATTTCCCGCAGCGCCTCCATAGCCTTGGCTAGATCATTTGCCAGCATCTGAATGCAGTAATGCGCCCCTGATGGTTGCCACTCAATTGGCGCAAGTCTCATGGATAAGTTGCCATTATCTTTGACAGCCTGCCACACTAGTTGACGAAGGTTTACATTTGGTATTGGCCTATTTGCCACAATATCAAACTGTGTCATGCTTTCCCCTCCAGTTTTTCGTTTAGCATACGGGCAATGAACGTGGCCTGAATTTCTGGCAAGAAGGGCAGGGAGTCGCGTGAGGCTGTTAACCCTAACATCTCCACAGCCTCCTTTGTCTTGTTACGGTCTACTGGGCTATCGTCAGTGACATACCAAAATGGCCACGGTATATCCTTGTCATTCGCAGAACGTGCGCGCCATTTTACACCATCACTCATTCTTTCCCCTCCAGTTCAGCCAGCACGGTGCGGGTCATTGCAAACACATGGCTACGCTCAAGCGACATTTTTCCCAAGTTGAATTTTTCTTTGTCGTGCAACCTGACCACGACCCGCAACGCCTCCACCGCCTTGGCGAGTTTGTCTAACGCATCTGCGGCCTGACCGCTCGTGGCAAGCAGTTGCAGGGTTAGTTCTTTGTTGCGCTCCTCCAACTGTTCGATGCGGTCGGCAAGAACGTATTCACGGCGCTCTGGGTTTGTCACCATACCACCGAAACTTTTGATGGATGGGCGCAACAAGTACACTTTTTCGGGCCACAGGCCTAGATCGTCACTCATTCTTTGGCCTCCACATATTTCACGGCGATGCGGGTAGCTTTGCTATTGTTTCCGGCTTTCGCTACATTTTCACTTGGATAAGCAAGATACCCGCCGTTTGCGTACTCATTCACCCAGATCGCCTTGGGTTCGACGTAGGGTTCGACGACTTGTAACTTGATGATGTCACTATCACGATTACTGTGTTTCCACGACAAAGAACCTGCAACACCCCAATGTAGTAAGCCATCATGAAAATAAACCATAACCTCGCTCTTAGGATGCACAGGGCATTCACCACCATTCCAGACGTGGATTTTTCCATCGTTATAGTCGTTCATTTCTTTACCTGCATCCCTATATAACCATCCCCGTTGTCTTCCCTCAATTCTATTCCCCATTGGTCTTTCCACTTAGTTGCGGTTGGCCGTTGTGACCGCTTGGGAGATATAAGTACCTGACCGAATGGTGGGGCTTCCCAATATGCCACTAGCTGTCCCTCTTCGGTAACGGGGTGCTGTCGATCCATGTCCTGCCACATAGCAGTTGCAGACGGAACGGTTTCAAGCTTACTCATTCATCACACTCCGATTTTTTACGATAAAAGATGTGGTTGCCGTACATACCAACCACATCCATATCCTTGACCCAATACGGATGGGCATCACGGGTGGCGTAGTGGGTAGCACCAGTATTAAAGTCTGACCCGTAAAGCAGGACGGTATTTGCCACGATCTGGGCTTGCAACCATGCGGGGATGTCGGTCGGCTTGTCAGACTTGCCGTCCTCAGTCCAACTAAACTGGCCATGCTGCCAGACGATGTCGCAGATGTCTTTGGGGTAGCCATGCGTGTATGCCCGTTCCATGACCACCTCGGCGATCATGTATTGCGCGTCCGGTTCTTCGCTCCGCGCTTCGAAGTAGACGTTAAGCGCAAGACAGGCTGCTGCTGCTGCTGTGATGATCATTTCAGCACACAAACCCCGTGAACTTCGCGGCCCCAGCCATCTAGTTCTTTATCCTTAATCATTTGTTCAAGCGCTGCCCAAGCATTCTGGCAGTTTTCGAGGCTGGTGAACTCATAGCCTGTGCTGTTCGCCGCATAAGAGGCATACGTTATCAGGATTAAAACGTAGATCATTTACGTACTCCTTGCGGGGGCGTCCCAGCGTCCACCATTTGGTATTCTTTGGGTTGCGGGGGCATCTTTACGAACTCAAGTTTGATGCCATCTTCTGCCATTTCCACTGCTCCACGCATATCATCCAGCAAAAAATACCATACCCTCCCGCTGCGCCCTTCAATACAAAGCCTAACTTTTGTAGGTTGTTTAATGTCACTCATTTCTTCATTTCCTTTTCTCGTTCCCAGCGCATGACCGCAGCCAGAACCTTCTCGGGGCTGCGTCTCAGTTGTTTATCTAACGTCGATCTCTCCACACCTATCTCCCGCGCCATTTCTGACACAGATGGCCACGAGTATTTACCGACAGATACGGCTCTACAGTTTCCTGTGCGCCCACCCCTTGGTTTGCCACAGCGGTCGGTAGACCCATACCGCGACAGCGCCTTGTAGATAGATGTGATAGACACACCAATGTGCAGCGACAGTGCCTTGGCGCACGGGAAAACCACCCCACCATGCGACACGGGCAGACATTTCTTGCAGGGTGTCGGGCACAGGTGCATTACAGCTTCTCTGCCTTCGGGCCGATAGCCACGACGATCTTGTTGAGGCGGTCTTGGTACTTCTTGACCTCGGCGCGGAAGGGCTCCAACTCTGCAAGAGTGTCGGCAATCAAGGCCATGCCGTCCTCAACCTTCTTCATCCATGTAGATAAATCTTTTGCGAGGCCCACCATCTCCTCATTGCCATCGGGTCCAAACATATCTTCGCGCACGGCGGCGACCCACCCCGCCATGATGCCGTCCTCCAGCATAGCTGCGATGCCCTTGTCAGTCTCAGTGCCTCTGTACCGCTGGTTTTTAGTGTCGTAGGCATCCTCAAGGGCCGCGACGATCAGGCGCTTCTGGTCCCGTGTGGGCTGGCGCAGCGGTGGTGCGGACGGCGGTGGAATAACGATTACAGTAGGTTCTTTAGCCATGATGTTCTCCATGTGGCGTTTTGCTTCGCAGTCGGCACAGCGCAGTATGTTTTTTACATACGTCCACCCCGCTGCGTGTAGTTTCGGCATTACTTGTGTCATGTTTACTTCGGGGCCACGCGCAGAGTTAGCCCGTGTGGCAAAGCTACTTTTGACATTCACTGAATGCCCGCATTCGCAGCAGGTGCATTTGGCCGTGGAGTTCCCACGTGCATCCCTATTGGGTGTGAATGGCGATATCATTTTGAGGCCAGTTTCTCTACCCGCTGCGCTGCTTTACGCAACGCGATCATCGCACGGGGGTGCTTGAGGAACGGCTCTAGCCCACGGCCCTTGGTCCTGCCGATACGATACAGGGCCAGCACGTGCTTAGGCTTCATGTCATTCAGCGGGATCATCGGTCACCGCCTGTATGTAAATATCAATAACGTCCACGTTGTTTTCGTTGACGACGATGGCCGTGCCCCCCGCTTTGCGGATGGCCTCTATGTTTATATTTTGCAGAGTAGTCGGCTTGTTATTGTTAGCCTTGCACTCGAACCCAAAGAACCTGCCCTTGTAGCAGCAGATCACATCGGGCACACCGCTTGCACCATATCCACCCGTCACAGGGTAGAAGTAGTACGCGCCCAAGGCTTTAAGCTGCGTTACAAGTTTAAGCTTTATTTTCTTTTCTGGTGTATCAGCCATTACCGTTCTCCTTAGGTATCTCCAGCCAAAAAACGTACTTACTTATGCGGCGACCAATGCCTTCTATGTGCTCGGTCGGCGCGGTATCGTCTAACAAGTTCATCACGTGCAGTCGGTCCTGCATCCATTGCGGTAGGCACGAGAAGTTAAGATACACAGTATCCGGTGCAGTGTCACCCCTTTCCATGCCAATGCTTACCACTTCGATATCATCCCTATCAGGGTGTAGCGCCACACGATAGACTGTTGCGTGTTTTGGCAAAGCGTTAGCCCCTTGCTTGTGGTCGTGGGAGAGTAGGGCGTTTTTGATATATGCTATCCGCGTAACGGGGTACGCTTCATCTCGCCTTGCCCCCAAGGCTATGATGGGGCTATCAGATACGCTCTTGTAATGGTCCACCAACTCGGACAGCCGATAGTAATATCGTCTTGGTACAACAGGGCGCATAGTATCCTCCATTAGTTCGCGTGTGATCGTAACCCCATTGATCACTTGGGTTTGGGTTACGGGGTCCATCACACCACCACGAAGTAGCGGTTGGCATCGACCTTCATGCCAACACCATGTACGAACTCCTTGCCCTGCATCAGGTACAGCGCGGCGATGCGATCACCGATTGCTTCCATATCGTGGCCCGTAGCTTCAAGGTACGCTGCCGATAGGCCATCCACCGCCTCGAACCTAGGCAGCGAAGATGTGACTATCTTATTCCACGCGAGCGGGATCACGTTGTAGATAGTCTCCCCAAACTTCACCTGCGGGTGCACAAAGTACATGGACCCAGAGAAGTTCATCGCTTCGGCGAACACATCCTTGTACTTAAAGTAGTTGTCCACGTGTTTGTTGAAGTCTTTGTCGCCGATCTCATGGCCCATCATACGCAGTTGGGCGAATGCATTCTCCAGACCTTTGTTGAGGAATATCTCACCTGAAGCGCCGACAATGGCGCGGCGGGCCCCGTCCAACGCCTGCCGTGTACCCCTGTGCGCCTCGGAGTACCCGTGGTTCACCTCGAACATAGAATACTTAGCCACTTCTAGGGTCGGCACAGGACGCAGATGTTTCTTCACCAGCTTGACAGCTTTGTCCAAGTCCTCGGTCATCGCCATGTGGTGTGTGTCAGAACCAGCCTTGTACTTACCATTGGTAATGTTGTGGCTGTAGACAGTGTAGCGTTTGTGTAGATTAGCAGAGGGGGTGTAGTCCCCGTAAGCAATCCAACCCATAGCAAGAGCATCGCCCTCACGGTACACGGCGATCTCGTTCCCGTCCCACGACTTTGCGGAACGGAACTTCAGGTAGGGCATCTCCGCTGCAAGGGCAGCGATAAACTTCTCAGTCTCAGGGTAAAGACCCCTGCGTGTATCGAAGATGTGCTGGGTTTGCATCTCTAGGAAGGATACGGGGTAGTGATCAGCCATTGGCGTTCTCCAGATTGGTCTAGTGCTATCCACTAGACGAGTTGATTACTTCTCTTCTACAAGACCAAGGACTTTGTTCATGTAGTGGTTAAATGCAGTGCCTAACTTGGCCCGCGCCTCTGCCTCGCTGTAGGCTCCCGTGCGGATATTATTTGCAATACGTGTGTAGCCGCAGTCATCTAAGATATGCTTGGCTAGCACCACGCGCATCGGGTGGTCTTCAGTCTCCACGATCTGCCGCACGACCTTAGGTGCAACGTGATCTATGATGTACACCTTTCCATACCCGTTGCTCTCCATCCAACCCCTGAGCAACTGCTCATCAGTAGTATTTTGTGCGGCGTGTGCTTCCCTAGCCCGTGTGTATGCGGGGTCTTCTCCCTTTGCAGTCCACAGCCAGTACGGCTTTAGGTTCAGCATGGGGGCCATGATCAAGGCCCACTCTTTGAATGCCCTGATGCTCGGCGTCAGTGCCTTCTTCAACTCTAGGTTCACCAACTTCTTAGGTGCGGCGTACTCCTCGCTAACCAACGTAAACTTCTTGTTGTCTTCGTGCCTGTAAACAAGTTCAGGAGTTATTGGCCCTTCATCTTTTGCTGCGAAGACTGACCCGTTCGTTTGGTTAATCTTAATATGCTTCGCATAGGAACCACCCATCCACTTGTCGTGCGGTAGGTAGTGCTGCTTCAAAGCAAAGTGCGCGATAATACCCTGCTTACCGTTCTGCGTTACAAACGTCAGCCCGTAAGGCAGCACCTCATTCAGGAACCGATAGTGCGACTGATGCCCGCCGTTATGCCAATCGTTACGCACGTGGATGAAGTCGCCCTTGGCAGTGCGCTCCCACAGGACAGCCGCACGGATACGTGCGTCCTCAAGGTCGAAGTCTGTGGTATCGACCCACCAATGCGAGGACGGCCACAGGGCGTAGGTGTTTGCATCGATCTTGATGATGCGCTCGTGTTGAGTGCTGCGCCGCCCCAAGGGGCGGACATCGTAGGCGGCGTACCTCCCCTTAGAGGGTTTGATGTTGTTGTAGGTGGCGACTGCTTCGTTGAACGAGCAGGGGCGGGCGAGCGGGTACATACGTGTCATCTTCTATTCTCCTTACATATTGTCAGTGTTGATGTGGACAGTTTGACCAACGGACGGGTTGGCCGACTTGTTGTCGAGGACGCACCACAGGACAGGCGAGGTCCACGAACCCCACACGCCGCCCAGATAGCCATCGGTAAGAACGACCACGGCTTGCGGGTCGATACCCTGCTCGGCCATGTACTTGGACACGCAGCGGATGTCCGTACCGCCACCACCCTTGGGCTTAGTAGTCTGCAACAAGTTTTCTAGTTGGTCAGTCTCATACCGCTCGGCATGGCAGACCTTGGTATCCCAGTAGATGATGTGCAGCACATCGGGCTTAACCGTGTCACACAGCGACTTGGTTTCTGCCATGAATGTCTCAAGCACCCCCGCAGCATAGGTGGAACCAGACGTATCGATTGCCAATACCAGTTCCCCGATCCGCTCGGTGACGCTGCTGGGCATATACATACCCGCACCAAGGAAGCGGCGATTGGGTTTGGCCCATGTGGAGTAATCCTTGCCCGCGCAGTTGGTCGTGACGAAGTCACGCAGCGCATCGCGCCAATTGACCTGTGGCTCCATTAACCCATCGAACAGGCGCTCACCACCTGTGCCCATCTTGCCCGCGACCATCGCACCCTGACGGATAGCCTCGTCGATATCCTGTGCAAGTTCGCGCTTGTCCTCATCGGACATCTCTTTGGCTGCTTCCCAGTCATGCTCGTCGAAGCCCTTGCTCTCGCCTTCGCCCTGACCTTGGCCCTTGCCCTTGCCCTCACCGTCCTTCTTGCCCTTACGCAACAAGTTGAATACTTGTGCTGCATCCATGCCGCGATACTTGGGGTCGATCAGCCCGACCTTGGGCATGACCAAGAACCCATCGCCAGCGGACGCATCGACGATCTTGATGTTGATCACGAAGTCACAGGCCATGTTGGCAAGCTGGGGGTCGATCTTCCACATCCAATCCCACGTAGTCAGGTGGCGATACATCTTGTGGAATTGTTCATGCACATCGACGAAGCGCAGTTCTGCATCGGGCATATGCTCGAAGAACGCACGCCCGAACATGACGTTCGCACCATCGGTGTAGGCGGTGGGACAAGTCTCGCTGACCCCACGTTTGCCAATCATAATGATGCCCGCGAGGGCGGACCACTTGGGGTGGGCCATGATAGCCACGGCAGACTTTTGGATACGCTGTTCAAGCGTCAGATTAGTTTGTCCAAACATTGTAGTTCTCCAGATGTTAGTGGGGTGGCTTGATGCCACCCCTGTTATGATCAGACCATGTCGGCGGCGAAGAGGTAGCCGTTCAGGCGGGCCCAGTCGGTCCACTTCTTGTTGAGCATCAGGTCACCCTTGCGGGTGAACGTGGGCTTCATCGCGCCATTGGCGAACATACCCTGTGCCTCGGCGTCAAGACGCAGCATATAGGTCAGCCACGCATCAACCCACGACTTGTCGATGGATGCCAAGGCACGGTAAACAACGAGGCACACAGCGGCTGCGCTCGTCGGCACGACAGCGGTATGCGGGTCATCCTTGATGGACTGTTGCGAGGGCAGTTGGTCAGCCATACGCACGTGGGTCATCAGGTCAGCGGCAGCGGGCCCACCAATCGTACCAATCAGCATACCCATCGTCAGGTCATCGCCAAGCAGCTTACGCTTCTTGAGGATGTGAGATGCCTTCTCCAACGAACGACCCGTGACGAACGATGTGCGGGCTGCATCCTTGGGGTGGTAGATGTAGGGGTTGTCGGTGGGGGCCAGCGTCTCGAACGATTGGAACAGTTGGGGCGTATCCTTGCACCAGCCAAGCAGGGCGAAGTCGATGCCGTTGTTGATGCCCCATTCGATCCACTCCATGTTGGTGGCCTTGCGAAGTTGCAGGATGGTGATGCGGTTACGCGCATGGGGTAGGAGCGTATCGCCCACGTTCTCGCTGCCCTTGTTGGTGGTGGCGAACACGATGCTATCGGGGTGCAGGGTCTGCGTACCAAACTGACGCTCCTGCATCAGTCTAAGCATACCGTTCTGGACGGAGCGGTTGGCCTTGCCCAGTTCGTCGATCATAATGATCAGCTTCTTGCCAACAAGGTGCATACCAAGTTCCTCGTTGGGAGCCATGTGCACGTAGTCAAAGCCATCGTCGGTCTTCTTCATCATCGGGATGGCAAGGTCGCCAACGTCCTTAATGGTGCCGTCGAAGTAGACGGGGATGTAGTCGGGCAGCATAGCGGCCAGCAACTTGAGGATGCTGGTCTTGCCCCAGCCCATGTCACCCTGCACGAGGCAGGTGATGGACCCTGCGGTGGCACGGATAGCGAGGGCAGCTTCGTTGATCGACACGGCGTACATTGCAGACATGGTAGTTCTCCAGATGATGGTCTAGTGGTGTTCACTAGATCCTGATTACTTGTTTTTAGGATAGTGTAGTGAGGGCCTAAGCCCTCACCAGTTGTCGAGCGAGGGCAGCGAGGCGATGACCGCGTCCACCTTCTTCTTGGTTTCGTGGCGCAAGTGCGTGTCTTCGCGCAGCGCATCGGGCGTGATGCCATCCATGATCTGCTGCAACTTGAAGCGCGTCTCGCGGATGGTCGGGTCGTTGGTCAGGTTGTAAGTCTCGAGGCGGTCGATCATGGCGACCACGTTCTCCACCAAGCTATCGCGGAACGTCTGGATGCCTCGGCTGTTGCCCTTGCCATCGGCGGGGTCGGCCAGCTTCTCGGACATACGCACCAGCGGGTCGAGCGTCTGCTGGTACAGCGTGGCAACAAGTTTGTTGGTTTGCTCGGCATAGTACTGCTCGTAGTGCTCGGCCAGTTCGGCACGGGCCGTGTTGCCAATGTCCACACGCCAATCGCCAGCCTCGGGCACGGGCAGATAGTCCACCACGAACTTGAACTTGCGGGCCAGCACACTGGCGCTGGGGTACTCATCGTCGTTGAACAGCGAACCAAGCGCAGCCTTAGCCTCGGCGCGGGCCCACTCGTAGGCACTCAAGAACTCTTCGACAAGTTCGGTGAACTTGGCCTGATACTCGGACACTTTCTTCTTGTGGTCGAAGAACTTGCTGGTCGGCAGCAGCCGCAGCACACCGCTGTTGGACCACGGCATGGTCATCTCGTGGTGCACACCCGTGCGAACCATAGCCACAAAGTCGCTGATGGCCTTCAGTTCGGGGCAATCGCCCAGCAACTTCTTGGTCACGCTTGCCATGCCACGCTTAGCGCCGTTGTCATCGGCCACCTTGGCGGATGCGGCCTTGTCGCGGCGGATGCCGGACCACTGGCTGATGGACATATCCACCAGCATCGCGGCGGACGAGATCGACGGGGCATTGTAGGTGGAGGTAGTGTTAAGTGCGTTCATGGTAGTTCTCCAGATGGGGTCTAGTGGTGTTCACTAGACGGGGTTCGTTGCGGCGTAAGACAACGCCTGATACAATACTACCCCATTTGACACGGGGTAGCAAGGATTGTGTGAAAAATACATAAGTATTTTAATCGCTACTTGGTGCTAGCACTACTCGCGTAAGCGTTAACCCAGCGGTAGACACTGGACACGGCCACGTTGCACATGGTGGCAGCGGGCTTTACCCCTTTAGTTTCGGCGATGTGTACGGCGCGTAGCCGTACAACGTCAGGTAGGCCGTAGTCGGGGTGAAATGGCGAAGCGTTGTTGGGTGGCGGAATGTGGCGTGTGGCGTTGATAACAGTTCCCTCGGCCACCGCCCACTCTATGGCACGGATGATCCACGCATCTGCGGCTTCCTCGGTCATGAACACCTCGACGTCATTGGTCAGCGGGGTGTCGTAGTCTAGCTTGCCATGCGGGTTGATCACCGCACCTTCCCACGCGAAGGCATAGATGTGCGCATTGGGGAAGTTGATCAGGCTCAGTTCGTACCCGTTCGGCAGGGCGTAGTTACGCTGCACCCCCTCGCAAAAGTGGGGGCGCTCTTCGCGTAGGCATAGATCAGTAAGTGCCATATTAGTTCTCCACTTCATGTTCGGACACTTCGGTCCAGCTAATCGCGACCTCGGTAAACTCCTTCGACTCCAGCAGGTGCTGGTTCTCGGGTTTGCATATGAAGTCAACTACCCCCATCACCCACTGCTCGAACGCAGCGAGCCGCGCATCGCTCTGCGCTACGTCTGGGAACCGCTCCGCGAATGCAGTCCAAACGTCCGGGAACTGTTCAGCGAATGCGGTCCAGATCATATCGTCGGTGACATCGCTGCCATCCTCGGTGTCGCTATGCACTGTAACTTCAGGCCACTTGGACCTTGGAGCCCAGTTTAGGGACAAGCCGACGAGACAAAACTTTTCTTCAGGCATCTTAGTTCTCCATTTCTTGTTTGCTCATCTTAGTTCTCCATCTCTTGCCCGCAGTGGGGGCAGATTTCGGGTTCTTCCAGCGCGGCGTCATACGCCTCGGTTTCTTCGTCGGTCATCGTGGGTATGCCCAGCGTTTCAGCCCAGCGTTTGGCGACCCGCAGGAACGTATCGGAATACAGCAAGTGTGCACTCTCCGGCCCACGAAGTATGGCGTTTACCTCGTCCTTGTCTTGCTCAGTCCCTTCGCAGTATTTCAGGAACAGAGCGTCTAGTTCTTGTTCTTCTTTGGTCATCTTAGTTCTCCATTACCCATTGCTTGAACGCAGTGAACTGCTCGGCGGTCATCACCATGCTGTTGATGTGGACGCCCGCATCCAGCACGGCCACGTGGAACGTGCCATCAGCCGTCTTTTCAAATTCCACAGCGTCCCAAGAATCAGGGCCCATTTCCTGCGCCTCAAAGTACTTATCGGTCTTCACGTAGGTCATCTTAGTTCTCCAGTTGATTGTTGTGCGTGTGCCGTTTGGCACACGCTTCTGTCTAGTGGGCCCCACTAGATCAGGCTGCGAAGCGGCTTGCTGTCGCGCCATGTGCGGGGATGAACACGTTGGGGTGGTTAGCGCCTTTGCCCGCGGTCCCGCTGCACGAACCGCAGTCTTCGCAGGATGTCTTGCGACCCGTCAGGGCAAGGAACGGATCAGAGGCGGGGCAGATCATAGCACCCGCGATGTGGGAGCCGACCGACAAGAGCGAACGCGAGGAGTAGTCGCGGTCCTTGGGGGTGATGAGGAATGCGCGATAGCGCAAGCGGGTGGCCTCGGCGTAGTCATCCATGTTATCGCACGATGCCATGACGTAGGGTCGCAGCGCCTCGGCGTTAGCCCGCGCAAGGGGATACTTGCTCTTCCACATATGGGTGTAGCCCGTGCGTGTCTTGGCACGTGACACAAGCGCAATCAGGGGCTCAGGGTTAGCTGCAGCGGGGTCGCCATATGAGCCAAGCCGCACGGCCAGACCAGCGGCTAGCATCGGAACCCAATCGGCGGGGAAGTCCACGCCAGCCTCGGGATATGAGGCGCGGAAGATAGCGCCAAGCACGGCAGCGGGTGATTGGTATTCCCGCACGTAGCAAGCGCCCTTCTCGTAACGGGCGGGCGACGAGCCTTCGACCATCTGCCATGCGTGGGGGCAATCGCCGCAGATACTCACAGCGCCCGTGGATCTAAGCCAATCGTTGATCTTAGCGGGGGTGGAGCCATTCACGACAATGCCAGCGGCATGGGGGTCGGGCAGGATGTAGGTTTGCACCATCTCGCCTGTCTTGTCGTTCTTGGATGCGGCGTCGAACTTAGTTGCCACAATAACAATGGGCGAGCCGTCAATGGCGCTGGGCCCGCGCCACAAGATGATGCCAGCGACCTTGCCCTTGCGAAGGTCGGCGTTGAACTTGGTGAAGTCGGTGTAGGTCATGGTGTTCTCCAGTTGGGGGTGTTGTCTAGTGGGGTCCACTAGATGGGGTGAAAGCTATCAGTCGTTGCGGGGATCGTCGTCGTGAGTTTCGAATGCGAACGGGTGCGGCGGGTACTTAGTTGCACGGCGGCGGGCCATGGCGGCTTCTATCGTGTCGAGTGATAGGGTGTGCAACGCCCTCGGCCCGACGAACTGCACAGGGCGGTTGTGTGCAAGGACGAGGTGGTGGAGGTTGTGGGACAGGATGCCTTGCAGTTCATCCTTGCTGTATCCCTTAACGTCTTGGGACGGGTTCATCAGGTGGATCAAATACACCAAAGTCTTACGCTTCATCTTAGTTCTCCAGTTGTTGTCTAGTGGGGTCCACTAGACAGGGTTTTGGCAAAGTGCCTAACGAATAAATGAATGAATGAACTTAGGAAGGGCGGTGTGTCGCACGCTTGCGCGTGGGGTGATTGGTTCACCATGTGCAGCGCCCATCCTCGTGATGTGTGTATGCTTTACCACGGACTGTTAATCCCTTTGGGGGCCCCCCTGAATCCTTGCAGCAACGCAAGCCAGCCGAGCCGTGACAGTTTCGCAATGGGCCTGAGCCCTTTTATCCTTGGTTCCCTTCCGCGAGGCGCGTGTCTTACCGAGTTGTTGTGCCGCCCCAAGCAGGGGGCTGATAGCCGTGTCATCCGTTCGGGTGAACCTTGCACCTGCGCTTGATCTAGTGGATGCCACTAGACTGCCATCGGGCTGTGTTTCTTGTCCCTACTTGTTTGACCTACTCTGTCGCACAACGGCTTAGGTTAGCGTTGGACCGTCCGGCTACGTGGTAGCGAACCCCACGCACTTCCGGACGCAGCTATTCTGCCGTCCCCCTTGTTTTGATGCTGATCCCATCCGTTCGGGCACACGTGTCGCCAAGGGGCAAGCGGCGTGTTCAGCTATTCAATTGTCAAAGAGCGGGTCTAGTGGGGTCCACTAGATGTTGCAGGCGGGCAGGCCGAGCCCCGTGGCAGAACGTGTCGCGAAGTGGTAAAATTTGGTGGCCTAGATTTCTACATATCAAACTTTGACAGGAAAGTCAATACTAAGCCAGAAAATACTTTTTTACAAGAATCCTTGGTAAACGATATCTAGTGGAGCCCACTAGATGTTAAAGGTGGCAGAATCTGTCGGGGATTAGCAGGTGGTGGAGAACATTAGGCTGTATTGTAAAGTTATTAAAGTTATTTTTATAGACTCTACTAAGTGCTTGAAATTACTGCAATGTTCACAATGTTCCTTTGTTCCTTTGTTATTTTTGTTTAAGGGAAGTATTTTTTGTTTGGAATGTTCCAGATGCGTTTTCCGGCCAAACGCGCGGGAAATATTTTACCCCGAAATAGTAAACTAGAACAAAGGAACAAAGGAACACCACTGCAATATCAATGACTTAGCCGGTTTTAAAAAGGAACATTAGGTGGAACATTAGCCGAAAATCGGGAACAAACGCGGGCAAAATAAGTTTTCCACCGTGTTGACAGCTTAATTTTATAAATTTTTGGGCTCTGTGCGGTCTGGGAACTGGTTTTACGCGAAAAAAGGGGTTGACAAGCGGCAAAAAACTTTTTAAAACAGCCGTAGGCTGTTTTAAATGATCTACTTTTTGGCAGTTTCCCCCCGAAATCCCCCGACTTGCGATCTAGTGGACTCCACTAGACTTAGGCTCTATGCGGGCCGAGAACTGGTTTAAGATCGGTGCGGAATTGGTATTAGATTGGTATTACACAGTCTAGTGGACGCCACTAGATGCGGCGGCGCTTGGGCTAGGTGCGGGCTGGGAACTGGCATTAGAAGCCCCACCCTTTCGGGTGGGGCAGGGGTCAGGCAAAGAACCAGAAGGCTGCAATCCAAGCGGCAATCAAGATCAATAGGGTGATTAGTTCTGACAAGTGAAGCAAGAAGTTTTTCATTTGTCTATCCCTTGCTTCTTAGCTAGGTCTACCATCGCCCGCATGTTAGCGATGTCTTGTTTTGTCAGGCGAGTTTTACCGTCAAACTTCTCTACCGCATATTCTAAGCTGTCTACCATTATGTTAAACTGGAACATGGTATCTTGTTCAGTGTCAGTCATTGTTTTCTCTTTCATATGGGGGTTGAAGGGCGGGCCTTGCGGCCCGCCCTGTTGTCACGCTTCCAGTGTCAGCGTCTTGCCAGTGTCACCGACGATTGCTTTCGCAACCGCTAGCAGCGCCGCTTGGTAGGCCTTCGATCCGCCTTTCAGCAGGTCATTGAACCCTTCCACTTTCGCTGTTCTATTGAGCGCCGTCTGCAGGTCTGCGAGTGTTTTCTCAATCGCCTTCTCTGCATCCGTCTGTTCCACCAGCGTTGCCTTGGGCAGCAGGTCGTTCGCCTTCAGATAGGCCTTGTATTGCGCCTTGATTGTGGCACGCCGTGTTGACACTTGGCCATTCCAGTTGGTGTTGGTGAAAGCCGCATCCTTGGCCTTCTCCAATTTCGCTTGGTCACCGTTCAATCCGCCTAAGCGGATGCCTTGGAACAGAGTGTTACCCTTAGGCTTCTTTGCACCCAAGATCGTTGCGATGTCGTCGTCGTTCAGCGACACGGCCTTGCCTTTCGCGTTCTTGATGGAAACGCTGAGCCAAGCAAGTTTGTCAACCATCGCGAAGGCCATGGCGTGGGTATTGCTCAGCGCCTTGTTCTCAGCGTCGAACATGGCCAGCGTGATATTTGCCGCATGCCACGGCGCGAAGATCTTGGCGCGTGCCGCATCCGCAAGGCCTAAGGCCTTGTCAAGCGCCGTGTCAGTTTTGATCAACAGAGCAGCGGTTGCGCGGTTGGCGTCAAAAGAAAAGTCAGTCATAGTAAAACCCTTTCTAGGTTTAGTGTGGAAGTCTTATTGCTTGCTTCCACTCTTACTTTATGCCCTATCTGAAATAGTTGTTCTATAGATATTCTGTGGCCAAATCTAGTGAATCGCACTAGATTCTAGCAGGCGCTGGCAAACGGCCCTATCCCGTACCCCACGTACCCCCGACCCCCCTTGGGGGAGAGCAAGCCTCGCGCTTATAGTAATACTATTCCACTCAAACATATCTAAAAAGAACAGAACCAGAACACTAAAAAGGTAATGCAAACGCATTACCCCCCCCCCACCCCCTAAGCATTTTCGGCGCGGCCAGACCCCACCCCCATCGATATAGAAAACGTAAGAAAAGACCGCGTTTGCAAAACAGGGGGGTATAGTTGTATAATAGCTTGAAACTTCGCACGGAGTGCGCGCCAATGGCTTTGAATATCGAACCTGACTTTGACGTTCCGTTGCCCGGAATGGATACAGAAGTAGTATCTAAGAAGCACCTGCAAGCTAGGCTAAATGCTGCGGCAATGACTGCATCAATGCTGGCACAGCACGGTCTTAAGATAGATGAGCCTACCCGAGAGGATAGGAACACTGCTGCAGGGATAGCTGCATCCTACGCACACAACCCTACAAGTACTTCTAGGAACACAAGCGTAACGCGCATGACGCCTGCAGCGCTGATTTTGACTCAGCAGATTCTAGATGATTATGCACACCAGATTGTCACCAGCGCAGTGCAGATCAGACACCTCGTGACAAACAAGTTACTGCAAGAGACCGAGAACCCTGATGCAAAGATACGCCTGCGGGCGCTAGAGCTCTTAGGTAAGCAGGCAGACGTAGGTCTGTTCAGTGAGAAGCAAGAGATTACAGTGACCCACCAGACTACAGATGACTTAAAGAGCAAGCTGCGTGAGAAACTCATGCGTCTACGGGACGTAACCCCGGGGGATGGGGAGGAAGAAAACAAGCCGCTTACTTTAAGCGGAGAGATCGTAGATCTTGACGAGGTACTGGGGGATGACTGAGATCGTTAAATTCTACCCGAAGGACGCTGCTAAGGACGCTGACAACGTGCTGGAGCAGGCGATGGGCGTGTATAAAGACGTAATACTTCTTGGTTGGGATAAAGACGGTCACATGGAGGCGCGTGCCACGTTGGGCCTGAAAGACGGTGGCGATGTGATATGGCTGCTTGAGAAGTTTAAGCTAAACCTGCTAAACGGGGCATATATGCCGCCAGAAATTCTAGGCGAAGAATGATGGACTTTACCCCAGAAGAGATCGACGAGCTCCTAAAGAACATTGACAAGTTTTCCTCCGCAGAAGCTGCAGAGATTGAGAAGATGGTTGATGAGCTCACCACGCGCAGGGAGCGTGAGGGTGCACGGGATGACTTGATCAGGTTCTGCCTCTACATGGACCATAGCTATAAGGTGGGACGACACCACCGCATTCTTGCAGAGATGCTGATGGACCTAGAGCGGGGCGCTAAGGACCGCGGGTGCGTCAACATGCCGCCGCGGCACGGCAAGAGCCAGCTTGTCTCTATATACTTTCCTGCATGGTTCATTGGGCGTAACCCGGGTAAAAAGGTTATGATGGTGTCCCACACCACTGACCTAGCCGTGGACTTTGGACGCAAGGTTCGTAACCTGATCGACACCGCGCAGTTCAAGAACATCTTCCCCACAGTAGGGCTTGCTACGGACAGTAAGTCTGCGGGGCGTTGGAACACTAACTTTGGCGGTGAGTACTTTGCCTGCGGTATCGGTAGTTCTATCGCTGGCCGCGGCGCTGACCTCCTGTTGATTGATGACCCTCACTCGGAACAAGACGTGCTGAACGGTAACTTTGAGGTGTTTCAGAAGGCATACGAGTGGTTTACATACGGTGCACGTACCCGTCTGATGCCCGGAGGGCGTGTGGCAATTATTGCTACAAGATGGCACCAAGATGATCTGGTAGGGCGGGTCATTCGTGACATGGCCCAGAATGAGGGCTCCGATCAATACGAGGTGGTAGAGTTCCCTGCGATACTAGAGAAAGAAGTATTTAATGAAAATACGGGCGACATGGACATTGTCCAGAAAGCTCTCTGGCCTGAGTTCTTCGATATCCCTGCCCTGCTGCGGACTAAGGCGTCTATGCCTGTGTTTCAGTGGAACTCGCAGTACCAGCAGCAGCCCACAGCCGAAGAAGCTGCAATCGTCAAGCGTGAGTGGTGGAATTGGTGGGAAGATGAAGACCCGCCAAAGTGCGAGTACATCATCATGTCTCTTGACGCCGCTGCCGAGACTAACAACCGTGCCGACTTCACGGCCCTCACAACGTGGGGGGTATTTACAAACGAGCAAGCCCGCGACGAGAAGCACATCATCCTGCTGAACTCTATCAAGCGGCGGATGGAGTTTCCCGAGCTCAAAGCCCTGTGCTTAGAAGAGAATAATGAGTGGGAGCCTGACGCATTCATCGTCGAGAAGAAATCAGCAGGGACGGCTATCTACCAAGAACTTCGTCGCATGGGTATCCTCGTGCAGGAATTCACACCTCACCGCGGCACAGGCGATAAGATGGCCCGCCTGAACTCCGTGTCTGATATTATCTCATCAGGGCTAGTATGGGTTCCGCAGACCCGCTGGGCAGAAGAAGTTGTCGAGGAGATTGCAGGATTTCCGTTTTCCAGTCATGATGACTTGGTAGACAGCACGGTCATGGCCCTTCTTCGCTTCCGTCAGGGCGGGTTCATCCGCCTACCGACAGACGAGCGGGACGAGGAACTTCCGTACAGGCACAAAGTAGAGTACTATTGAGGTGAAAGATGCCTAAAATTCTAGAACGGCTTGTTTCCCAACTTGAAGCAAAAGGGATGTCAAAGAGCAAAGCATTTGCGGTAGCAACTAGCTCCCTGCAAAAAGCAGGTGATCTAAAGCCGGGATCGCAGCAGCTTACGCAAAAGGGTGAGGTTCGCCAGAAGATGGGTGCTGCAGGTCGTGCTAAGGACCGGGCGGCTACTAAATCTGGTAAGCATGGCACTGCCGAGTACAAGTATAACCAGCTCACAAACCGTGCACGGTTAAAGAAAGCTAAATAATGTTTGAGGAATTGACCCCGCCTGCGCCGACAGAAATGCGTGAGGAGTATGCCCGCATGAAAAAGAGGCTGGCTATCGTGAAAGAGGGCATAATGCTACGCGGTACGCGCATACCCTACGATCTAAAGGTCGAGGAAGAGATTCTACGTGCAAATATTGCCCACTATGCGCTGCTGTGGGGCTTTACAGAGTAATTTTGGTTGACTAAAAAGGCTCGCGGGGTGGCGCAGTGGCAGCGCGTTCGGTTCATACCCGAAAGGCCGAAGGTTCAAGTCCTTCTCCCGCAACCATACCTCTTCCTTAAACATACAAAATACTGCTATAGTGTCTCCAAACTTGTAGGGAGATGCCCACATGGCCATTGCAAAGCCGATGACACCGTCAACTATTGAACTCATGGACCCCAATGATGGTGGTATGGAAGTCGATCTTCAGACTGGAGAGACTTCTACACTAGGCAGTACTGTCACAGAGACTGAAGATGGCGGTGCTATCATCGACTTTGGCAGCAGTATGTCCGATTCCACAGATTCTACAGAGCATGATGCAAACCTTGCGGAGTTCTTAGAGGATTCTGACCTAGGGTCTGTGTCGAGTGACCTTGTAGATGGGTTTCTAGCGGACCAGAACAGCCGCAAAGAGTGGTCTATGGCCTATATTAAAGGTCTGGACCTGCTGGGTATGAAGATTGAAGACCGCACACAGCCATGGGCAGGTGCATCTGGGGTATATCACCCTATGCTATCGGAAGCTGTAGTACGTTTTCAAGCACAAGCTATGGGTGAGTTGATGCCCGCAAGCGGGCCCGCACGTTCTAAGATCGTTGGCAAGATTACACCCGAGAAAACACGCCAAGCTTACCGTGTTGAGCAAGAAATGAACTATCAGATTACTGAAGAGATGCCTGATTATCGCAATGAGATGGAGCAGATGTTGTTTCGTCTGCCTTTGGCGGGTTCAGCGTTCAAAAAACTGTATTTTGACCCGATTGAGAAGCGTCCGGTGTCTATTTTCGTTCCCGCAGAGGATTTTGTGGTCTCTTATGGGGCTTCTAACCTCCGCACCTGCCCCCGATACACCCACGTAATGCGAAAAACGGCTAACGAGATTGCAAAACTGCAGTCTGTAGGCTTCTATCGTGATGTAGATTTGCCTGATCCAGAGCCAGATCGCAGCGATATCAACGAAAAATACAACGAAATTGATGGTCAAGACCCCACGTATTTGACCGATGACAACCGCTACGTGATCTTGGAAATGCACGTAGATATTGATTTACCGGGTGATTTTGCCTCAGAAGATGGCATTGCATTGCCATATGTCATTACTATCGACAAAAGTTCCAAGATAATCCTCTCGATTCGTCGTAATTGGTATGCGGATGACGAGACTAAGAAGAAACGTATGCACGTGGTACACTACCCGTACTTGCCGGGTATGGGGTTCTACGGCACGGGTTTGATCCACTTGATTGGTGGACTTGCAAAGTCGGCTACGTCGATCCTGCGGCAGCTCATTGACGCTGGCACTCTGTCTAACCTCCCAGCAGGATTAAAGTCGCGCAATTTGCGTATCAAAGGGGATAACACTCCGCTGATGCCCGGTGAATGGCGCGATGCAGACGTTGCAGGCGGTACGCTCCGTGACTCACTATTCCCGATGCCATATAAGGAGCCTTCTTCGGTTCTCTATACATTGCTTGGGAATGTGGTCGAAGAAGGACGGCGTATCGGTTCCGTAGCCGACATCTCTATCAGTGACATGGGCGGTCAAGCCCCCGTGGGTACAACCCTCGCTATCTTAGAGCGTAGCCTAAAGGTTATGTCTGGGGTACAAGCACGTCTGCACGCTGCTATGAAAGACGAGCTTCGTCTGCTGGCAAACATCATAAAGGAGTATATGCCTCCTGAGTATGACTATGAGGTTGAGGGCGACTTTAACCGTCAGGAGGATTTTGGTGGGCCCGTTGATATCATCCCTGTGTCTGACCCAAATGCTGCTACTATGGCTCAGCGCGTTATGCAGTACCAAGCGGCGCTCCAACTCGCGCAACAAGCCCCGCAACTCTATGACCTTGGAAAGCTCCACCAGCAAATGCTGGAAGTTCTTGGTATCAAGGATGCGGACAACATCATTAAACTACCGGAAGACATGAAACCGAAAGACCCGGTTACGGAAAACATGGCGATGCTTAAGCAGGAGCCAATCAAGGCATTCCTGTATCAAGACCACGATGCCCATATCGCAGTGCACCAAGCCGCGATGCAAGACCCCAAACTGCAGCAGATGATTGGTCAGTCTCCCTTCGCGCAGGCTATTCAGGCGGCAATGACTTCTCATATCAACGAGCACGTGGCTATGGCGTACCGCAAGGGTATCGAGAAGCAACTTGGTGTACCGCTGCCTGCAGAAGATCAGCCGCTGCCAGAGGATGTGGAAGTTCAACTATCTCAGCTTATGGCACAAGCAGCACAAAAACTGCTTCAGCAGAGCCAGTCTGAAGCTCAGCAGCAGCAAGCACAACAAGCCGCTCAAGACCCGCTGACCCAAATTCAGCAGAAAGAACTGCAGATCAAAGAGATGCAAGTACAAGGTAAATTGCAGCTTGAAGAGAAGAAGCTTCAGGTCACGGCGCAGAACAACGCGGCAAACATCGATATTCAAAAGCAGCGTCTTGAGTCTGAGAACAAACGTGCAGGCGCTCAAGCTGGCGTGCAGCGCGAAGCAAATGACCATAAGCGCGTGCTTGATCGTGCCAAGCTAGTCATGGACGCAACACGGAATACCTCAAATGGAAAGTAACATCTTCTCCGTACTGCTACACCGTATCAACGAGCGTAAGCAGCATATAGAACAAGGCCTCGCCGCTGGCGGGGCTAAGAACTTTGAGGATTACTGTCGTTTGGTGGGCGAATACGCTGCACTGAACGATACGGAAGCAGACATCAAAGAACTAGAGAAAAGGTACATTGATCTTTAGGTAAATATAGTTTACTGCTTAACACCATCGTGGATTAGTTCCACGCAAGGTAACGACAGTACCTAAAACTGTTGCGGAGATTGAAATGTATACGGCTGATAAAGTCGATGACGCAGAAGTCCTTGCGAAGCTGCCTAACCCAGTGGGTTATCATATCCTCATCGCCATCCCTGAATTGAGCGATACGACTAAGGGTGGTATCTATATCCCTGACAAACTCAAGCGTGAAGAAGAAACGGCATCCGTTGTGGGGTACGTTATCAAAATTGGTCCCGAATGCTACGTGGACAAGAAGAAGTTTCCAAAAGGCCCATACTGTGCCGAAGGCGACTTTATCATCTTCCGCTCGTACTCAGGCACGCGCTTCAAGGTGCTGGGTAAAGAGTTCCGTCTTATCAATGATGACACCGTGGAAGCGGTTGTTGAAGATCCCCGGGGGTATAGCCGCGCATGAGTGACCAAACCGAAGACAATGGCGACGATATCGAACTGGAAATCATTGACGATACGCCAGAACTTGACCGTGGTAAGCCGAAAGCTACGGATAAGCCCGCTGCAGCAGCTTCTGACGATGATGACGATCTTGAAGGGTACTCCGACAAGGTTAAGAAACGCATTAACAAGCTGAAATATGACTACCACGCTGAGCGCCGTGCACGGGAAGATGATGCCCGCTTACGTGAAGAAGCTATCAATATCGCAGTAAAGCTTAAGGAAGAGCGGGACCATATGGCCCGCCGTCTGGAAGCAACTGAGGATGTATCGCTTGGTCAGGCTAAGCAGCGTATAACTACTGAACTTGCACAGGCTAAAGCACAGTTCAAAGCAGCATATGAGTCTGGTGACGGCGATGCTCTTGCTGACGCGCAGATGCGTATGACGGAACTGAAAACTGAGGAGGCACGTGTTAACACATTCCGCCCACAGCGCTCAACTCAAGAACAGCAAGCACAACCTATCGCTCCACGTCCTGCGGGCCCCCCACCTCCGTCCTCTCGCGCAACTACTTGGGCTAAGCAAAATCCTTGGTTTCAGAGTGATGACGAGATGACCGGGTATGCTTATGGTGTGCATGAACGCCTCCTAAAGGAAGGTGTTGCGCCAGATAGTGAAGAATACTATAATCAAATAAACACATCGGTTCGCCGTGTGTTTGCAGACAAGTTTGATGACGAGAAAACTGAGGATAAGACCCCTCGTCGTCAGATGAGTTCCGTGGTGGCTCCTGCTGGTCGTCAGACCAATGTTACACCACGCAAAGTTGTCTTGTCCTCTACTCAGGTCGCAATCGCCAAGCGTCTGGGCGTCACACCTCAACAATATGCGGCGCAACTCCTTAAGGATTCCTCCAATGGCTGAACGTACGCCCCGTGCTCAACAAACTCGTGAAGCTGGAGAACGTAAAAGTTCTTGGAAGCGGCAGTCCATGTTGCCGACCCCCGAACCCCGTGCTGGAATGAAATTCCGGTGGGTTCGCACCGTTGCCTTGGGTCAGGCAGATATGACAAACGTGTCGCGGCGTTTCCGTGAGGGTTATGTGCCTGTAAAGGCGACTGAATTTCCCGAGTTGCATATCATGTCTGATATTGGCTCGCGCTTTCCTGAGAACATCGAAGTCGGTGGGCTCTTGCTCTGTGCAATTCCCACTGAACTTGCAGAAGATCGTACCCAAGGCCAAGCCGCTGAAGCTCGTACTCAGATGGACGCCGTGGATCAAAATTATATGCGTCAATCTGACCCACGGATGCCTGTCCTAGCGCCAGAGCGTTCGTCCCGCACTACGTTTGGTAAGGGTTAACCTTATCTAGTTCCGCACTAAGCATGGAGCAGACATATGTCTACTATTGCTACTGGTTACGGATTTAAACCGCTGAACTTGATTGGCGGTCAGTCCTACAATGGCGGTGTTATCCGCGAATACAAAGTCGCTGCAAACAACTCCGCAGCTATCTTCAATGGTGACCTCGTCGTCCTGTCGTCGGCTGGTCAGCCTTCGGCGGTTGTCACCACCTCGCCTGTTGCCATTCAGATCCCCGCAACGTCAGCAAACGCTACTGCTGGTATCGTGGGTGTTTGTGTTGGCGCTCGTTATGTAAGCGCAGCAACTAACCAGCCTTTGTTTGCAAACTACTTGCCCGCAAACGCTGTTACCAACTCTGCTTCTGGCACTGAAGTGTTTGTCCAAGTTATGGATGACCCTGATGCGCTGTTCCAGATCAAGGGCACTGCCGCTCTTGGCACGTTTAACTCGGGCACTTCTGGCTCTGGTTGGCCGGGTGCTATCGGCAAGAACGCTGCTCTTGGCTTTGGTTCGGGTGGCAACGCTACGACTGGCGTCTCCAGCTTTGTTCTGACTGTTGGTACTAACGGCGGTTCGCTCGCTGCAACCACGACTCTCGCTCTGCGTATTGTCGATGTGGTTCGCGGTACTGAAGCTGACGCTTATCCTGAGTTCATCGTCAAATACAACGTTGGCGTGCACTCGTATTACAACCCGCTCGGCGTCTGATAGGAGGGCTGATCAATGGCAATTTCACGCGCACAGGCTCTCAAAGAACTTCTTCCCGGTTTGAACGCTCTGTTTGGTCTGGAATATAAGAAGTACGAAAATGAGCACACGGAACTCTACGAAACCGAATCCTCGGAACGTAGCTTTGAAGAAGAACAGAAGCTATCCGGTTTTGGAGCAGCTCCTGTGAAAAACGAAGGTTCTGCAATCACTTACGATAACGCACAGGAAGCGTTCACGGCTCGTTATACGCACGAGACCGTGGCTATGGGTTTCGCCATCACTGAAGAAGCGATGGAAGACAACCTGTACGATTCGCTATCGGCTCGCTACACGAAAGCTCTGGCTCGCGCCATGGCCTACACGAAGCAAGTCAAAGCAGCTTCGCTGTTGAACAACGGCTTTACTACCTTCACTTCTGGTGACGGCGTTACCCTGTTTAACACTGCACACCCTACAGTATCGGGCTTCACTAACGCTAACCGCCCCACAACTGACGTTGACCTCAATGAGACTGCTCTCGAGCAGGCCGTGATTGACATCGCTGCGTTCAAAGACGAACGTGGTCTGCTGATTGCTGCTCGCCCGCGTAAGCTGATCATCCCATCGTCCTCGCAGTTTATCGCTACCCGTCTGCTTGAGACGGAACAGCGTGTTGGTACTGCCGACAATGATATCAACGCATTGCGGAACAACGGTGCAATCCCAGGTGGTTATGCTATCAACCACTACTTCACCGATACTGATGCTTGGTTCCTGACCACTGATGTTCCTAACGGTATGAAGCACTTTGAGCGTACCTCTATGACTACGTCAATGGACGGGGACTTTGACACAGGGAATGTCAGGTATAAAGCAAGGGAACGTTACTCGTTCGGCGTTTCAGATCCGTTGGGAATTTACGGTTGCCCTGGGGCATAACCTCTTGAAAACACTACGAAAAATCCCGCTTCGGCGGGGTTTTTTATTTCTACATGTGAGCATATATTAAAAATAGCTTGACGCATTTGTACCACCTAGCTATATATTCCGGTGTAGAAGTCACCACAGGAAACCACCATGGAACACACTGATAAACCTGTTATTTATAAAATCATTAACCTTACGAACGCGAAGTTTTATATTGGCAGCACTGTAAAGTGGCGCACCCGCGTACGCACACACCGCCGCAAGCTTGCTGCGGGAGCACACCATTGCATACCCCTGCAGAACGCGTGGAATAAGTATGGGGAAGAGTCTTTTGTCTTCCGCATTATCGCCGAGGTCGATAACCCCGTCGAGTTGCACAAAGTCGAACAGATGTTTTTGGACGCGAATCACGGTACGGAGCAGTGCTATAACATTGCAAAATACACAGACAACTCTAGTCGGGGCGTGGTCCGTGGCGAACGCCATAAGATCCGCATATCTAACGCGCTTAAACATCATTATGAGACGCATGAGCACCCGAGGTTGAACCTGCCGCATTCAGAGGAGTCTAGGGCCCTCATGCGGGCTAATCGGGCGGGAAAGGCCGTATCTGAGGAAACTAAAGCAAAGTTACGGAATGCCAACCTTGGAAAGCAGGCATCCGCGGAAACAAAAGCAAAACTCAGCGCTATGCGTAAAGGTAAGGAAAGGACCACTGAGCACGCAGCAAAGTACAATAAGGCCATCATCGAAGTAACATCAGGACAAATTTTTCAGAGCCTAAAGACTGTTAAAGAAGCCTTCGATCTTTCTCCCGGTATGCTTGCAAAAGCCTTGGCGGCGGACCGCCCATTGCTCCGGGGTAAAAATGCGGGGAAGCACTTCCGCTACGTGGATTTAACAAACTAAGTACCTCTTCCCTTTAGTGCGTCAGCGCTGTACACTGCAGTGGTTACTGGGTCTAACTGCCACCCTGACCGCGCCCAGCGGACCTTGCACAGACAGAGTGGCTCATTGTGCAAAGGAACCCAAAATGGGTACGTCTACTTTCTCTGGACCGATTCGCGCTGGTGACATTCGTGATACTACTGGCACGACCCTTGGAACCAACGTGCGAAATGTTGGCAGCGTGGTGATGGTGCAAACCTTCCCAGTTACTCAGGCGGGAACTCAGACAGCATTGGCCACGCCAATCGTACTTCCGGCTAACAGCCACATTCTGAACATCCAGATGCTTACAACTGCGGCATGGGTCACTACGACAACTGTCAGCGTAGGCACATCCGCCACCGCCACTGAGCTTGTTTCTGCTGGTACTGTTTCTGCGATT